CGGCGACCGGCTGCTCAACCTCTCGGCCGTGAGCGAGTACACCGAGCTGCTCAAGCCCCCGGTTCCCGATCTGGAGCACGAGGGCGCCCTGCTCGTGTACCCGACCTACGCCCCACTGGAGGTGCGCACGCTGCTGGTCTTTCTCACGCCACGCTCCCCGCTGCGCCAGCTGCGCATCGAGCTGGGCCACTACGAGCTGGTGGAAGCCACCGGCGCCATCCGGATCCTGGCGGCCGCGGCCGTACCTGGTAGCGTGCAGCTCTCAATCCGCTACAAGCACCACCCTGCCTACGAGATCATTGATCTGCCACGTGACACGGTGAGCACCCCGGCCCCGGGCAATATGCCCCGCAACGACCTGGGCGCGCAGCAGCGCCTGCCCCAGCACGCCGTCGGCCGTCGGCTGCACTTTCTCAACAAGGCCGCCCGCCCGGGCCAGATTCCGCTGTTGCCCAGCCTGGCGCCCCAGGCTGACGCGCTCGACTACATCGCCCAGTCCAACCCCGCCGAGTAAGCTGCCATGGCTACGATTGACCTGCAGGGACTTATTGATGACTTCCAGCTCCCGCGCGACACGGCCCATATTCTGTGCCGTAGCGTGCTGGAGGCCGTCACGGCTACGGTCCTGGATAGCGTACGCCTGGAGGCGGGCAATAAGCTCAACTCCACCCGCGACCGCTACCTGCAGGCCATCACCGTGGCCGGCCAGGGGCCCTACTGCAACATCATCTTCCTGGCCGACCCGCTGGCCAACATGCTGGAGGACGGCGTGAGCGCCCACGACATGAAGGCGGCCATGCTCAAGGGCCCCAACGTGAAGTTCACCAAGGCCGGCAAGCCCTACCTGACCGTGCCCTTCCGGCACGGCACTCCTGGTGCGCTGGGTGAAAATGCGGCCTTCAGCGGTAACATGCCGGCCGAGGTGTACAAGGCGGCCAAGCAGCTGGCCGCCTTCCGCTCGATGCCAGGCGGCACCAAGCAAAGCGGCACGGCGCTGAGCCTGGTGCCTAAGCCCTACAACCTGCCCGCCACCCGGGCCACCATCACCAGCAACACCGGCGGGCTCTCCCCGGCTCAACTGGCGGCCTACACCCACACCACGAGCGTGTACACGGGCATGCAGCGGCAGGAGAAAACCTACGCCAACGCCACGCAGAGCACCTACGTGACCTTCCGCCGGATCTCGCTGGCCAGCGCCAAAAACAGCTGGGTGCACCCGGGCCTGGAGCCAGGCCAATTCATGGCAAAGGGGCTGGCCGCTACCGACCTCGACCACGCTGCCGGCGTGGCCGCCGAAAACGTTCTTTCCGCTTTAGGCCTGCTCTAACATGACCGTCGTACTACCCGAATTGACTCTGCTTGCGCACTTGGAAGTCTGCCTGAGCAAACTACGCAACGACTTGGCGCTGCACCACGCAGAGCCGGAAAAAACGTGGCTCTACCGCGTTTTTGGCGAGCTCAAGATCGACGCCTACCGCTATTTCGACGAGGCGCACGCGCTGCTGCTGCAGCTGACCCCGGGCCAGGGCCCCTTCACCATTACGCTGGGCTTCCCGGAGCAGACGGCCGGCATGCCGGCCGTGGCGCTGCTACTGCCGGGCGAGGATACGGGCAAAACCAACGCCATCGGCATGAACCCCGAGCTGGCCGAGGCAGACGATGACGACTACTACGCCCCGGGCCTGGCTGCCGCCGCCGGCAGCAACGGCGCCCTGGGCCGCAGCTTCTCGGCCACCTATAACCTGATGATCATTGCCCACACCAGCCAGCAGACGGTCATGATCTACCATTTGCTGCGGGCCCTGCTCATTGGCTCGATGCCGCAGCTGGCCGGCAAGCTGGCCCTGCCGGAGCTGCGCGGCCGCGACGTGAACATCGATCCCGAAACCGGTCCCTACCCGGGCATGGCCATGCGCCAGCTGAGCATCTCCTTCAGCTACGAAAGCCGGGTGCCGGCCCTGTTCGACGACGTGCCGGTCCTGCCCATCGGCCGCTTCCTGGGCCATCCCGCCTAACCGCTTTTCCGCCCCCCAGGGGCCTATATTCGTCCACCACACCCCTTGCCATGACCACCCCCCGCCTGCTTACCGTCCAAGACTACTGCGACTTCACCGGTGCCAGTACCCTGACCCGCGCCTTTATGCGCTCCCACTTTGGGGGCCAGCGCCACTCGGCGGCCGACTGGGCCGCCAAGGTGGCCGACACCCACAGGAAGGTGGCCAGCGCACCGGCCGACGCCGACCTGGGCGAGGAGCTCCAGCCCAAGGCCTTCGCCGGCGAGGCGCTGAGTGCACCTGGTGCGAGCAAGCCACGCACCCGCACGGCCTCGACACGTGACTAAAGGGCTCGCAAGAGCCGGCGTGCCTAGCCGCCCCCACCGCCCCGACCAGCGGCCCGCCCCTTGACTGGCGAGCTGGGCCGCGATTCTTCCACCCTTTATGTCAGGAGTTACCAATTTTGGCGGCCGCCGCTACACCGAGCCCGGCGTCGGCGCCCGCGTAATCAGCGGCGTACCCGCTACCACCCCCAACCCTTCTGCCGGCATTGTGCTGCTGATCGATACCGGCTCCGGGGCTGGCTTCGGCGCCGGCGCCGGCGTGCTCGGGCAGCTGGCCAGCGGCAAGCAGGCGCTGCAAAAATTCCGCGACCTGGCCGAGCTGCGCAAGAAAGTCCGCGGCGGCCTGCACTACGACCTGGCCGCCTACCTGCTCACCCCGGGCGGCGCGGGCACGGCCGGCGCCAGCGAGGTGCAGATCCTGCGCGCCTGCGCCACCGGGGCAGCCACCATCACCATTGCCATCGGCTCGGACACGCTCAAGGTGCACCCGCTCGCCGAGGGCGTAGGCGCGAACGGCGCGCTCAGCGGCGACACGCTCACCCGCGGGCTTGCCGCGCGCGTGGTGCGGGGCTCGCTCGATGCCAACAAGGTGCAGCTGCGCTTCTTCCAGGGTGACTACGCCGGCGCCGACGAGTACGGCATCCCCTACAACGGCTTTGCCCAGGCCGACAGCGCCCAGCTGCAGCTGGCCCAGTCGCCGGAGCTGACCAACACGGCCGCCCTGGTACAGTGGATGCTCACGGATAAGACCTTCCGGTCCTCCTTCGCCTACGAGCCCACCGGCTCGACCAGCAGCACCACGGTCATCAACAACACCAACCTGCTGGCTGCCCTGGGCTGGAAGCTGGCAACCGGCGGAACGGAAACCTACTCCACCGAGGCCCTGAAAAAGGCTCTGGAGGTTGTCAGCGAGGGCGCCCACACCTACGTGCTGGCCGACCGCTGGGGGGCTGACAGCACCACCGGGGCCGCCAGTGCCGAGAACGGGCTGCTGGTTGCCGCCCTGGAGGATGCCCCCTTCCCGCGCTTCGTGGTGATTGCCGGCGGCTCGACCCCGGCCGAGTTCGACGCCGGCGTTTCGGCAGCCGTGGCCAGCAGCTACGACCAGCGCGGCGTCATTGTAGTCGACGGGGGCTGCCAGGTGGACGGTCCCAGCTCCTACGGGCTGCTGGCCCGCTCCTCGCTCTACACGGCCGCCACCGTGCTGGGCCGCAAGTGCGGCATGGCGGCTCAGGAGTCCGTTACCCACAAGCCCCTGGGCCGCATCAAGGGCATCATCAACGACCTGGGCCCTGAAGCCCGGGCCCGGGCCCTGCAGGCGGGCGTGCTGCACCTGAAGGAAATTGCCGTGGAGGGCGGCGGCACGGCCTTCGCCGTGAACCAGGGCATCAACACGCTGCAGAAAAACACGGAGCTGCTCAACCCCGACGGGCAGAGCTACGACTGGGCCGAGGAAGCCATCAACTCGGCCCTGATCAACCGGCTGCAGCTCAAGGCTGGCATCCGCTTCGTGGGCCGCAGCAAGGCCGAGGCCACGCTGAGCGACGTGCTCACCTGGACCCAGTCCGAGCTGCAGGACGCCAAAAAGGAAGGCCTGATCCTGCGCTATTTCGACGTGACGGCCAAGCGCGAGGCCGACACCTGGTTCGTGGAGTTCGGCTTCGAGTCGAATGGCCCCATCAACAAACTGTTCTTTACCGCCGCCAAGGTGTAAGCATCGCCCCGACGCCACCCGGTCCGGATCCTACCACGCAGTGGGGGCGCCGGACCGGGTAGCACCCTTACTCCCCGCCCACCATGGCAGAAGTATTGACCGGCCCCATGGCCATCATCAAAGTCAACGGCATTGCCGTGGGCAAGATGAAAGACATTCGTGTAAACGAATCGTTCCGGCGCCAGCCCGTGAAAGGACTGGGCCAGCTCTATGCCGACGAAATGCCGGTCCTCGACTTCGAGGGCACCGTTTCGTGCTCCTACTACAATATCGACCTGAAACGGTCGATGCTGGCCGGCGCCATCAACCGCTCGGCCAACGACGTGGAGCAGTTCACGGCCAACATGCTGCTGCAGGAAAAGGGCGTGCAGCTCGACATCCTGCGCCGCGTGAAAGTGGGCACCAACCCCGACGGCAGCGTCAAGTGGGACTACGAGAGCTACTGCAGCATCAAGCAGCTGTTTCTCAACCGGCAGAGCTTCAACATCTCCGAGGGCCAGATTTCCGGCCGGGACGAGGAGTTCAGCCACACCGAGCCCATCATTATCCCGCAATAAGCTACCGGTAGCCCTTATCGCTCGTGTGCTATCCATTCGGGCGGACCTGCAGGGCCAAACGGGCTCAGCCCCGCCGCCTGAACAGCCGGCGTAGTGGAGCACGCCGCAAAGGCCCTTTCTGATTCAGGAAGGGCCTTTTTATTGTTTCACCTCTCACCCCTGTCCCATGGACTTTGCCGCCATCGAGAAGGCCAACCCCACCTACTTCCTCTCGCCCACTCCCGGGCTCACGATCCGCGCCCGCCTGGAGCCTTACCCGGACCTGGACAACGCGGTCCTGCTGATCACCTCCGAGCGCTGGGCCAGCGGCAGCCGCGGCATGCGCCGCGTCTTTGAGGTAAATCCGCTCACGCTGCGCATGTACTTCCGGGCCCATTTGTACGGCCGCTAGTTCCTACCTTCAAAGCACCCCGCCCCGGCCTCCCCAGCCGGGCGCTCAAAAAACGCCCGATATGCTCCACCACCCCACACGTGCTCATTCTCAAGTTTCCGGCCGCCAAAGAAGGCGACGCCCCCATCTCCCAGTCGGTGTATTTCCCCAACATCGGCCAGTACCTGGACATTGAGTCCCTCAAGCTCAGCCTGAGCGCCAACAATTACAACCAGCTGCTCAGCGCCGGCACCGTGGGCGCCATCTGGGCCCTGGATATAGTCGATGCCGTGGCGCACCTGCAGGTGCTCTGCCCGGGCCTGGGCCGCGACCTCTCCTTCAACTCCTACCTGGATATCCCGATTCAGAAGGCCAACCAGATCGTTTCGGTCTATAAGGATCAGTTTCTGCCCTGGTACTGGCCCCAGCTGCGCCCACTGCTCGAGGAGGCCAAGATCCTCACCCCGCAGCCCAAAGCCCCGGCCAAGGATCCGCAAACGGACCTCAGCGACCTGGACCAGTACAATGACAAGCAGCCAGAGGCGGCGGCCCCTATCGCGCAGCTCTAAATGCGCCTGCCCGTACTGCCCATCGGCGACCAGCTCGCGCTGGTGGAAGCCTGGCTGATGCGGTTCCCGGCCGACTACTGGTACCGGGAGCGGTACCACCTGCCTTTGTTTTCCCCGCAACACAGGGCTACGGACCTGCGCAGCGTGCGCGCCGAGTTTGAGCAGCACAACCTGCTGGTACGCCTGCGCGCGCTGCCGGCCGATGCCAGGTCGCTCACCCCGGACGAGCTGGCCGGCAAGCCGCTCATGCACGCCCCGGGTACGGTCGTCGTGCCCATGAGCCGGGAGGAGATTGAGCAGGAATTCGAGGCGCTGGAGCTGGACCGCTTCAGTGATCCGGTGCCCGCTGAAAGTGATGTAATTCTACCGAACAGCACCCCATAAACGCCCCAAACGGCCCCCAAACGGGGAAATCACTGTTGTAAAATTACAGCACGCACATGCCAGACGCACGCATTAACATCAACATCGGCGGGCAGAGCCAGCTCAATCAGGCCCTGACCGACGCCGAGCGGCAGGGCCAGCGGGTACGAGCCAACACGGCCGCCACGCTGCAGAATACGCTGGATGTGGTCCGCGCCTCCAGCGGGCTGCAGCTTGACCCGGCCCGCAGCCGGGCCGACATGGGCGCGCTGCGCCAGCACCAGCAGCAGCAGCAGCGCACCGTGCGCGAGCTCAACGCCGACGCCCCGGCCCGGCGCGAGCAGCTGGCCGGCCGGCGTGCGGGCCTGGAGCAGCGCCTGCAGAACCAGGAGGAAAAGCGCGCCGAGGAATACCTCAAGCGCAAGGCCTGGGTGCAGGAAAACTACGACAAGCACCAGGACCGCATCGCCTCGCGCGGGGCGGAAATGGAGGCGGCCTACCAGGCCAAGGGTGGGCAGGGCACGCCCCGGGTCGTAGAGAAGTGGATGGCCACCCAGCAGGGCAAGCTCGACGAGTGGCGCGACGGCCACCTGGGCAAGATCGAGGGCGCCCGGGAAGAAGAGCAGGGCAAGCCGAGCCTGACGCGCAAGGCCCTGGAGCAGTCCGTGCGGGAGCAGGAAGACTACGAGCGCACGCTGCAGGGTGCCAACGAAGGCCTGGTCGAATTCGCCGAGCACATCCGGGCCTTTGCGGACCTGGCCGGCCGCATCGAGCGCGGCGAGGTGGAACCGGGCGAGGCAGTCCCCAGCACCCGGCAGCTGGGCCACCTGGAGAAGCTGCGCCTGGAGGAAGACGTGCTCAAAGCCCGCCTGGGCCGGGCCAGCGAGTCCGACCTGCCCGAGGCCCGCAAGGCCCTGCAGGCAAAGCAGAAGGAAATCGATAAGGCCGAGGGCGGCACCAGCCGCGACGCGGGCCAGCGCCAGCTGGCCGACAGCATCGGCAACAGCGTGCAGCGCGCCCTGCTGGGCGTGGGCGGCGCCATGGGCGGGGCCATCGGCCAGACCCTGGGCGCCGGCATCCAGGTGGCCGGCGCCACGCGGGAGATTGCCACGGTCGACCCGGCAAAGATTGCCGGGGCCACCATTGCGGCTGCCGCCATTGCCACGGCCTCGCTGGCCAGCCTGACGCTGCCCCGGGGCAAGGAGCTGGAGGGCTCGACCAACCGCCTGGCCGGCGTGGCTGGCACGGGCACCAACAACCGCACCTTTGGCACCGGCGTGCAGTACCAGGCCGGCGGCGCCGGCGGGGCTGGCGACGCGCGCAGCGTGGTGGAGTCGCTGGCCATGAGCCTAAGCGAGTTCCGCGACTACGCCCGCAGCATTGCCCTGAGCTCAGGGAGCGCCCGGGGGCTGGAGAACCGTGCCACCGCCCAGCTCACCTACGAGCGGGCCTTCGGCATGGACGCCGGCGCGATGAGCTCGATTGGCTCCGAGTCCTACCGGCTGAAGGGCTCGATGGAGGGCAACATCGCCCAGATGCTCTCCATTTTCCAGAATTCGGGGCTGATCAACGTCCGCGACAAGGGCCTGTTCGATACCACGCGCCTGGCCGAGAGCTTCCAGCGGGCCCAGAGCCTGACGGACATGCAGAAAGACCGGTTTGCCAAGGCCGATCCGGCCCGGTCCGCACGCCTGGTCGCCGCCGGCGAGGCCGTGGGCGGCATGTTCAGCGGCTCGACCGGTAACGGCAAGCTCCAGCAGCTGGATAAGGCTATTGCCAATCCGGGCAATGAGTACGCCCAGGCCGCCACGTTCCGGGCCCTGGCCCAGCCCGGCGACGACCTCTACGACGTGCAGAAACGGCAGGAGGCCGGCATCTTCGACGGGGGCGAGAACTACAAGCGCATCTACAATTTCCTGCTGAAGAAAAACGGCGGCCAGAATGACAAGCGCTTCCGGATGGACTTGTCGGCCTACACGGGCTTCGATCTGCGCACCACCGAGCAGCTGGCTCAGGCCGGCGCCGGCGCCATGCAGGGCGTGGGCTCGGACAAGGACTTTGCCGCCAAATACGGCTCGGCCGCCTTCCAGGGCCGCGCCATCGACCAGACCGGCGACCTGCAGAAGCTCGACACGATGCTGGTAAACAAGCTCCAGATTCTGGGCCTGGACGGCAAAGACGCCCTGGTCGGCATGGCCAAGCTGGCCGGCCTGGATCTGCGCCCGGCGGGCCAGGTGCAGGCCGAAAACCGGCAGGTGCTCAAAACCAACGCCGACATCGTCGAGCACGAGGGCACGGCCGGCCAGAAGGACATGCAGCGGACCATGAACAAGAACCTGGCAGACATTGCCCACACGCTGGCCAACCGCAAGCTGCAGGTCCACGTGACCAACCACCCCGCCCCGCCGGCGACCACCAATACCACCCGCTCGCGCCCTAGAAACTAAATGGCCCCCCGCTCCAACATCCCCATTGTGCACGATGAGCACATCGTGACCACCGTCGCCGAGTTTATCCGCCGGCGCGGCCTGGTGGCCGCCGACGGCAAGCCGCTCAGCGCCGAGGCCCTGCTCAACTACCGCGACCCGGCCAGCGGCCGCACCAACCGCCAGCAGCTGCGGGCCACCTACACCCCCGACGAGCGCGCCAGCGGCCGCTACGACGGCAAGGAGGCCCAGCAGCTGCGCGTGGGGGCGCTGCTCTACGTGCCGGTCTGGGCCTTCCACAAGGAGCACATCGCCACCGAGGGCACGGGCGTGTACCAACAGGATGATCTGCAGCAGGTGCTCAGCGACTACCTGCTGCCACTCTATACCCGGCCCGAGTACGCGCTGCCCCGGGCCGCGCACGTGGACGTGCAGCAGGTGAGCTGCCAGGTGTGGGCCTGGTGCAAGAGCCTGGCCAGCGACGTGCCCCCGCCGGCGGGCCAGCCCCAGCTGGAGGGCGTGCTGCTCAACCTATCCCCGTTCGTGGTCAGCTGCACCACGTCCCAGGGCCGGCAGGGCGGCAACTTCTCGCTGCGCCTGGCCCCGCTGGTGCTGGCTCCCGGGCAAACCGACCTGGTCGCCGGCCTGCGTGAGGCACTGCACACGTGGGCCGAGCCCGGGGCTACCACCATCAATTTCACGGCCCAGGCCCTGACGGTGCAGGAAGAGGCCGGCACCGGCGTGCTGCAGGAACCGCGCTACCTGTTCCACGAGCTGCTGCAGGGCAATGACCTGGTCTTTATCAGCTTCGAGGAAGCCCACCCCGAGCGCCTGGTAACGCCCGGCGACGTGCTGGAGCTGCTGCCCGCCGTCGAGCGCCTGGGCACGCTGGAGGACGGCTCCCCGCGCATTTTCGACATGCTGGGCCTGGTCGACACCAACCGGCTGACGACCTCCCCCGAGGCCCAGGTCAGCATTTCGGTGGCGGGCCGCGACCTGATGAAAACCCTGATCGACGACGGCGACTATTTCCCACCCACCCAGTACTCGGGCGTGGACGTGTCGGGCATGTTCAAAAACCAGATCGACCCGCTGCTGGCCGGCCACCGCTCCGCGCGCCGCTACGACGGCCGGCTCAACGCGCTGCAGGTATTCCAGGACCTGCCGGTCGCCGACGCCATCAAGTTTGTGCTGGGCCAGCTCAGCCACATTGCCCTGGCCCCGGATGCACTGTTTGACTCCTGGGGCAAGCGCCGCACCTCCTACTATTACCCCGACGAGGCGGGCAAGCTCACGGCCGACGGCCGCGCCACCAAGGTGAAGCAGGAACTCGGCGCCGGCATCTGGCAGATCATCACGGCCGTGGTGGACGAAACGGCCCGGCCGCGCAAGCTGGTCGACTCCAGCCTGGCCACGGCCCAGGGCTCGCTGCTGAGCTACCTGCAGAAGGTATGCCAGGCGCCCTTTCTGGAGTTCTACGGCGACACCTACGGCGACCGGTATTTCCTCGTCGCCCGGCGGCCACCGCACAACCGCGCCGATTACCGGCTGCTGCTGGCCACGGCCGACACGCTGCCCGACTACCACCTGGAGCCCCAGAACTGCTACGAGCAGGATCTGGGCTTTTCCGACCAGACCAGCTATTCCTGGTACACGCTGGAACCCCGCGGCAACTTCTTCGGCACCAAGGGCAGCCTGCGCCTGGCCTACTTGCCCAGCATCTTTTTCCCGGAATTCGCCGAGATCTACGGCAACCGCCACAGCCAGGTGGTGAGCAACTACATCAACTACGACGGGCTGGTTAGCACCGGCCAGGAGCTCAAGACCCAGAACCTGGACGAGCAGGCGGCGGCCGATCTGAAATGGCTGGTGGAAACCACCGCTTACCTGCCCTACAGCCGCTCGGGCACGGTCCGCACCCGCTTCGACCGTCGCAAGCGCTTCGGCATGGCCATCCGCCACCTGGGCACCAAGGAGGCCTTCCTGATCGAGAGCGTTACCCAGCAATGGGCTATCACCGACCAGGGCGTGCAGGCCGACACCACGCTGCAGCTCACCCGGGGCCTGGTGGATGACGTGGCCACCGACGGCAGCAGCATTTTCGACCGCTACTTCGAGCTGGTGGACTTCGTGCACGCGCAGCGCAGCAGCACCGACCGGCCCCAGGGCGCGGGCGCCGCCTCGGCCGAGAGCAGCCGCCTGGAGCTTTACTTCGATCCGGAGCTGAGCTTTCCGGTCCGGGAGCCCGAATACGAGTTTCCCGCTCAGGCCTACGGCCGCACCCGGCCCTATACGGCCGGCGTGGACTTGCCGGATCCTGAGCGCCTGCGCCGGCAGCGCGCCAGCCAGCAGCAGCTGCAGCAGCTGGCCAGTGAGCTGCGCCGCGACTCGCGCCTAAATGTGCGCGTGCTCGTGCACGGCACCGACGTGGAGCTGGGCCGCCGGCGGGCCGCGTTCCTGCGCGCGGCGCTGGCCGAGCTCGTGGCCGCCGGCACCAGCGGCGCCGAGCTGGCCCGCGCCCGGCGCCAGGCCCTGGTGCGCATCGATGCCGCGGCCGTGGGCCCGCACCCCACCCTGGTCCCGGTCGATGCGACCGTGCCGGTGGTGATGCTGGAGCGCAACCGCGAGCAGACCGCTCCACCCGCCGTGACGCTGGGCGCCCAGCAAAACTGGCACGTGAACCGCTCCAACCTGCGCTTTTTCCTGCAGCGCCGCCAATTCCACGGCCGATGAGCGAGAACCTCCCAGATCCTACCTATCCCTTCGCCGACGACACCCGCGACGCGGCGGCCGTGGCCTACGTGATCATCCCCGCCGGCCACGATCCGGCCGCCTACGTGCGCCAGGTGCTCGACACGGGCCGCATGAGCGTGGTCACGGACCGCGGCGAGTTCATCCACCGCGTACTGGTTGCGCGCCACGTGCTGCGCGAGCTCAACCAGGCCGGCTGGCCCCAGCTACCAGGTGAGCGGGGCCCGGCCGTGATGCTGGCCACGCTGCCGGTCCACAACACGCCGGTCGCCGTGGCCACGCTGCTCGGCGCCGACGAGGTGAGCGGCATGGGCGCCCCGGGCGAAGACGGGCTGCTGCTGCGCGGCCCGGGTAATACGTTCGTGGCCCTGCGCGCCCGGGCCGATGCCGGCAGCCTGGCCATTACCCTCAACGGCGACGGGGCCGGCCAGAGCCAGCTCACGCTGCGCCTGCTGCATCCGGACTCGCACGCTCAGCATGACAGCTACGTGCAGGGCGACACGCGCCACCGCAGTGAGGGCAGCAGCCAGCTGGAGGCCGGGCAGAAGCTCACGCTGCGCGTGGGGCCCAGCGGCAGCAGTGACGACGCGCAGGGGCAAATGCTGCTCACCTACGAGCGGGGCCAGGGCCTGACCTATACCGACGAGTGGGGCAACGAGCTGCGCATGGCCAAGGACCTGTTCAGCGTGCGCCGCCAGGGCGAGCATCAGCAGATAGCCCTAACGGCCGCCGGCGTGAACCTGGGCAGCCAGGACGCGGCCGAGCCGGTACTGCTGGGCAAAACCACGCTGGAGCTGGTGGGCCAGCTGATCGACCTGATTCTGCAGGCCCAGTTTAACTCCAATGCGGGCCCTACTTTCCCGCTGCCGCTGAATTCGGGCGACTTCCTGAAATTGAAACTAGACTTTCAAAAGGCCCTTAGCCAGTACGTAAAGGTCGATTAAGTCAGAAAATATAGTCTTTTTTCTTGTATGTAAGTAAAAATATAGATACGTTTGCTTCATCGGTAGGGAGGGCCTCGCGGGTCCCGTAGCCGATGGAGCACTAGCGGTGCTCCCTGCGACCTGGCCAGTAAGCCGGGGAGGGTGCACGCCCTACTGCACAACGTGACCAGGCGCCGCAGCCCCGACCGCGAGGGGGGCAGACGGCTGACAGCAAATAGCTGGCCCGGCAAGAAAGCGCCCAGGCTGAAAGGCAGCGCCCACGACAGGTCCGCCGGCATGGTAGCCGGCTGCTGACGAGATACCCGAAACCTGCGAAGGCGTCGGGTATTCGCGGTTTTAGCCCATTCTAACGCTTTGCGCATGAGCCCAAACGAAGCATTTGATCACCTGCTGAAGATCATGTATCAGCAGTACACCAGCGAAAGCATCGGCAACGAAGCCAACCGCCTGCCCTGCACCACCGGGTGCTTGGCTCAGGAACTGGACGGCATCACTGCTGCCTGGAGAGAAACCCGGTACCCGCTGGGCAAAGAGGAGGCCGCCCACCTGCTAAAGCAGCTTGTGGCCGACCAGAGCCCTGAGCAACAGAAGCTCGATAATGCCCTCGACGCGCTGGGCAAAGCGCTGCTGCAGCCCCAGGAAATCATCGACGACCACAAAAAGTGGTTCCTGACGCCACCACCCCGCCAGAGAGCAACGGAAGCCAGGTCTTGATTACTGATTAAACGCCTGGGGCCGCAGCCCCGGCCCCGGTTTTCCAGCAGCCAATGGAAACCCTTTTACCCCGGCCCCTCCCCAGGGCCGACAAAAAAACGCCCAAGCCCCGCCGCCAGACCGCGAGCGAGGCCTACCGGGAACACGACCGCCCGCTCCCCAGCTGGCGGCGTCATGTTTAACCACCCCAACCAGACAAACAGTATGTGGATGTTCACCAAACACGGTTTTTTCAGCATCGTGCTGAGCAGTGCCAACCCCAAAAACGTAGCCATCCGGGCGCGCGCCGTAAAGGATTTGGAGGCCCTCAGAGAGGCTTTCCCCCAGATCCTCGACGAGGAAATCATTCTCACCCCCGACCGCGACTACTACGCCCGGATCCTGATTGCCACAACCGACCTGCCGGAGCTCATGGCGCAGCTCGGTGAGGACATCGACTACCCCGACTTTAAGTCGGAGCTCAAGCGCAGCCATACCCAGGATGATAAGCTGCCGCTACTCAATGAGCTCTGGCGCACGATGAACGACTACCAGCACCAGCAGCACCCCGGCAAAGGCCTCTACAATAGCTTTAAGCGCAAGCCGGCTGCCCCCGCCCCGAAAAAGGGCCGCGGTAAGAAAGTCCAGCCCGAGGAGGACAATTACTAATCGCCCGGCTCTTTCCCCGTTCTACATGAACGTTCAAGCCTTCAATCTAGCCGCGCTGCAGCAGGGCTGCGACGTGGCCCTCGTGGCCCCTGACGGCCGCATCTGGGATCCCTGGTACGGCCGCCACGGCGCCGAGCCGCTCGACGAGCTGCCGGTCGACGCCGACGGCCGCATCGAGCAGCCCGACGGCCTTTTCCACGGCTACCAGCTGGTCCGCCACGGCGGCCAGCTCACCCACGACTTTTTCAACTGTACCCCCTACAAAATAGCCTGTTAGATGCTCCAGTTAATGATTACCAAGCGCATCGGGCGCCGGCAGTTCCACTTCACCGTGCAGGGCCCCAACCTGCACGAGGTGGTCGCCGAGTATGACCGGCTCAGCTTCCCCGACGTGCCGGCCTGCGGCCTGTGCGGCTCGGACAACCTGGATCTGAGCTCGCGCCTGGCGCAAGACAAGTTTAAGTACACCAGTGTCAAGTGCCTCGACTGCCGCGGCGACGTGACCTTCGGTAAAACGCAAAAAGACGATCAGACCTATTTCCTGCGCAAGAAGGAAAGCGGCGAGCTCGACTGGCAGGCTTGGAAAAAGCCCGCCGACAAGTAGTAACCATTACCCTGCCGGCCTACCCAGCCGGCTGTTGCTCCCCAGCTCCCCAGTGCCCGGTCGCGCAACCGGGCACGCTTTTCCCCGAGCCCGCACTCCAGACGTGCGGGCTCCGGGGGGCTGTTGGCCCGTTCCCTCCCACTAACCTTTTGCCTCCCCAGCATGCAGACCCAGCCAGTCCCCCAGCCCGAAAACCTGCCACAGCCTGCCACCAAGCCCATCAAAGTGGGCTGGGTCAGCTGCTCCTGCCAACTCTCCGCCCTGCTGCCATTGCTGCGCAGCGTGCTGGAGCCGAAGCAGGAGCCGGTAGAAACCACCACCCCCTAAGCCCGCGTTATGCCTGACGCCACTACTTACTGCGACCCGCGCCTCGCGCTGGAGCCGCTCACCGATGCCGGCCTCGACGTGCTCGTCGTCGCCCGCCAGCTGCGCCACTCGCCCGATGCCTCGGCCGGACTGCGCGTAACGCTGGCCGCGCACCTTTCCCAGGTCGCTGAGCTCGCCGCTCAGGCCCAGCTCAGCCTGGCCCGGCAGCTGCTGCCCGAGCAGGGTCAGCAGCAACTCTGGATCCGCGGCCTGCGCCCGGGCCGTGGCCACCAGGAGCTCTACCCGTATCACATCGAGGCCTGGGAAGTGCGCGGCGGCCAGGCCGTGGCCCGGATCCTGAACGAGCGCACCAACGGCCAAATGCTGGGCGTACCGCTCTCCCTGCTGCTGGCCAAGGCCTGCAGCGCGGACGAAAAACGCCTTTTCCCCGACCCCGATATTTTGTAAAGCCCGGTCCGGCACTGCGTCAGCAGTACCGGACCGGGCTTTTTTTCGTCCCCCCTTTCCTAACCATGCCCGCAACACGAACCATGAATCAGCCCCCCACAGACCCCGCCCCGCGCGATGTAGAACAGGTCGTCGAGGTGCTGCTGCACCTTCCCCAAGTGAACCTGGGCCCCATCGTGCAGGCCATGTACCCGAGCCTGCCGCCCAAAACGGCTCAGGCCAAGTTTCACAACAAGCGCCTGAAGCGGGGCTACCACAAGTTCAGCCGCCAGGAAGTGCTGCTGCTGCAGCAGATTTTCAGTGAGCACCTGCGCCCCATTCTCGACGCCTACAACCAGCTGCTTTCCTTCCCGGCCGATGCTGAATCCTAAGAAGCTCGAAGCCGACCTGCTGACCATGGTCGAGCAGATGCAGGCCGAAACGGACCCGAAAACGTCCCCCAAGGCCTGGGCCAAGAAGCTGGCCACGGTGGTGCACGCCTACACGGCCCAGGGCCAGCTCGTCGTGCCCGCCGGCGCGCTGCAGTTGATCGTGACCCTGCCGGCCGGTCCCATGCCGGCCACCAACACCGCGCCGATCACCCTTTCCCTTACCTAAGATTTTGCCCCCAGACCATGGCCCACACTCCAGACAACCCGGACCTCACCCACGAGCCACCGGAGCGCATCGTGCTCACGCTGGTGTACGATAAAAACAGCCCGGACTACACCACGCGCATCATGCAGCAGTCCGACTATCCCAACCTGCAGTATTCCTCCCAGGCATTGATGCCGGTGCTCTGCGAGGCGCTGGTGGGCCTGATTCATGCCCAGGCCCACTATGGCTACATGAACGTAGCCGAGGCGCTGCACAAAGCCATTCACTACCTGGAGGACGGCACCTTTGAGGCCTTCGTGCGGGTGGGCGAGGCGCCTGCGCCCGAGCAGCCCTAACACCAGGTAGCCCGGCCGGTCGTGGGCGCCCTTCGGGAACGCGCTATCTTGAAGGCATGAGCTTAACCAGCGAAGCCGCCCGCCTTGCCTCCCTCACCTCGCTGCTGGGGAAGGCCTCCCTGCACCACCTGCACCCCGACGAGTTCGAGTACTACGCCTGCGCGCTGGAGCTCTGCGACTCGCGCGGCGAGCAGGTGGCGTACTTGCTTTTCCCGGTCATGCCAGACCAAATGTCCATCAGCGGCCGGCCCCTGAGCACCATTACCAAGAGCCAGGCCGGCATCACCAAGCTGACCAATCCCACCTACAACCCGGAGGAAATCAGCCTCTCCGGCTCGTTTGGCCGGCGCCTGCGCCTGCTCGTGCGCGGCGGCAGCGTGGATCTGAACTCGGCCCTGGTGCGCGACGGCGGCCTGACGGCCAGCTGGCAGGGCGTGAAGGATGCCGCCGCGGCCGGCCGGCAGGTGGTCAGCACCTTCTCTTATGCCGCCCGCACCGGCTACGGCACCTGCAAGCTCGTGGAGAGCATGCTGCGCCAGGCCCGCCAGCCCGATAGCTACGGCCAGCCCCACTACCTGTACTTCTATAACCTGGCCTTCAACTACCACGTGCTCGTGGAAGAGGTCGGCTTCACCTTTACCCAGAACATGGCCAAAAACATGATCTGGGATTATCAGCTCGCCTTCCGGGCCCTGGCTCCGGCCAGCGCCATCCAGGGGCGCCTGGGCCGCCGCGCGGCCGTCGTGCAGGCCCTGACGGCCGACCTGGTGCAGCGCGGCGCCACCACGGCGCAGCGCATCGCCACTGACATTGCCCAGCGGGTGCAGAGCCAGGTGCTCAGCGTCCCGCTTACGCGCCGTCCCGACGGACGGCCGCGCCTCGCCTCGATTGATCCTGGCCGCCTGATTTAGTGATTGATGCCCTTTCAGCCTACGAAGCCCTAACCGGATACCCCCTTACCCAGCTGCTCGACAAAACCGGCGCCTTCCTGCGGGACCAGGCCCCGGTACTGCGCCGTGCCTTCGAAGCCGGCGCCGGCAGCGGGGGCGTGGCCGCCCCGCCGCAGCTCAAGCGCCTGCTCTACCTGCGGCAGGAGCTCACCACCACCATTGCCCGCCTGCCGGCGCTCGACGTGCCCCAGCTGCCGGGCTGGGAATTGCTGGAGCTGCTCGAAGACCTGGTGCGCAGCCTGACCAGCCTGGAGCAGCTGCCGCGCTACCTGCGCCTGCCTGAGTCGACGGCGGCCCCGACCTACACCACCAGCCGCCACCAGACCCTGGAGCAAGTAGCCGCGCTGGCCGGCCAGGCCGACCCGGGCCAGGCCTGGGCGCAGCTGGCGCTGGCCAATGATCTGGGCGAGGAGGACTACTCGCCCGCCGGCGGCACTCAGCTCTCGCTCGGGGTGCTGCGCCCGGGCGGGGCCGCAGCCGGCCGGATCCTGGCCGTGCTCGGTCCCCAGAATGGTCTGCTTGCCCTGGGCACGGACCTGGCCCGCGGGCTCACGCTCGATGCCGAGAGCCAGGACCTGCTCTGCCTCACGCCCGACGAAACGGCCGACCAGACCCTGGAGGTGCTGCTCGGAGGCATCCGCCGCGGCTCGCTGCCCTGGGCGCCCTGGCTGGGCCCGCGCTACGACCTGCTAGTCGGGGCCAACCAGAACCTGCTGGGCCTGCCCACGGTGCTGCGCCAGCTGGCCGACCTGCTGGCCACCGACGACACGATTACCAGCTTCCAGCTCACCGGCGTGCGCACCGAGCGGGACCTGCTCTACCTGGACCTGAGCGTGCGCTTCGCCGCGGGTGCCGACCGGAACTACGCCCTAAAATCCATCTGAGGTCATGCTTACCAAACTAACCAGCGAACCAACACTCGCCCAACTCTGGCTGGAAATATTCTTTAATTCCCAGACCAAGGTCACCAAGGGTACCGAGGGCTCCGTCGTCATGGCCATGGCCCGCGGTACGGCCAAGCTCGCCCAGAAGTCCCTGGTGGAAGCGGCGCGCCAGGAGGCCTACCTGTTCATCGACGAGGCCACCGGCCCGGCCCTCGACCAGGCCGCGCCGCTCTACTCGCTGCCCGGCGGCCGCCTCGGGTCCCTGCCGGCCACCACGGCCGTGCGCCTGGTGGCCGAGGTGGGCACAACCTACCTGGCCGGCCTGACGTTCACCGGCCCCCACGGCAAGGTTTTCGAGCTGCAGGACACGGTCCGCATCGGCGCCTACGGCTTCAACTACGGCCGCGTGCGGGCCCTGGAGGCCGGCAGCCAAACCAACGTGGGCGGGCTGACGCTCACGCGCATCAGCCAGGCGCCGGCCGGCCACCAGTTCTGCATCAACGAGCTGCCCGCCGCCGGCGGCCGCGACGCGGAAGAGGACGACTCCTTCCGCGCCCGCATTAAAGGCGCTCTGGGCCTGTACGCCCGGGGCACGCTGCAGAAGCTGGAGCAGGTCATGATGCTGCAAAACCCCAACGTGCTGCGCTTGGTGCACCTGGGTAGCGACCGCACGGGCCAGACGACCATGGCCGTGCTCAGCCAGAACGGGGCCTCCTTCACCGCGCTGGAGCTGGGCCGGCTGCTGCAAGCCGTGACGCCCTTTTTGACCTACACGGAGCTGCGCCCGGACGGGCTGGGCGGCGTGGGCCTGCGCCTGCGCAACATCGATTTCTGGCCCGTGGACGTGAGCCTGCGCGCCGAGCTGCACCCGGGCGCCGATCCGGACCGGGTGCGCGCCGAGCTGGCCGCCCGCCTGCAGGCCCTGCTCGACTACCGCTACTGGCAACAGGGCCAGCGCGTGGAGTGGGACGATCTGCTGCAGGCGGCCAAGAGCACGCCGGGCATGCGCTACATCCCGGATCAGCACTTCTACCCCCGCCGCGACGCGCCGGTCCCGCGCAACCGGCTGCCGATCCTGCGCGGCTTCGCCCTGCTCGACCTCAATGGCCAGCTGCTCGTCGATGCCGCCGAGCAGCTGGTGCCCTACTTCTACCCCGGCCCGACGGCGGACTTCAGCGAGCTGCAGTCCGTTTTGCCCACCCTGACCAGCTAACCCCATGCCCGAAACGACCATCACCCCCGCCCAGAAGCCGCCGCGTGCCTTCCACCCCGACCAGCCGCTGCCCACCCAGAGCACGGTGCAGGTACTCGGCGACGGCACGCTGCTCGTGGCCGTCGCCGTGGAGAAGCCCTGCTGCTGCTAGGAGCCGTCCGGCGTACCTTTCTCTCCCCACCCCATGGACACCATCCACCCCCAGGTGCTTAAATGCACCATCCTGCCCGCCACGGGCGGGCCCCAGCGCATCGACGGCACCGCCGGCCGGCAGGGCGACCTGCTGGTCACGCTGCGCCTGGGCCAGAAGGATACCTTCATCACCGTTACCGCCCGCGGCGAGCTGCTCATCACGGCCCCCGACGCGGACCGGTACAGCATTATCAACGGCTGCCTCCACTACGCCGACTGCTGCGAGCAGGACGGCGAGGGCGGCCCCACCGACAACGCCCTGGACTTCGACCCGCGTGACAGCGCGGTCGGGGAAGACTTTGCCTAATGACCCCAGAGCAACAACAGCGGCGCGACGCGCTGCTGGCCCGCCTGCCCTTGCTGATCCGCAGCGACGGCGTCGGCGGCCTGACCCGCGCCGCCGACGTGCGCGACTTTCAGACCCTGCTGATCGAGGAGCTATTCCTCGACGCGCCGGTAGCCTGGACTTCCTCCGCGAGCGACCCGCTGGCCCACCAGGGGGCGGACTACGACTTTCACCTCAACACGGCCACCGGGTGGCTGTGGCGCCGCCTGCCCAACGTGCTCCAGCTGGCCGACCTGGATGCGGGGCCCAACAACTGGCGTAAAATCCTCTCCCTGATCGGCCCCGAGGGGCCCCAGGGCCCCGCCTCCACCGTAGCCGGCCCCAAAGGAGGCAAGGGCGACAAAGGCGACAAAGGCGATAAGGGCGACCAGGGAGGCATCGGCAACACCGGCGCCCGCGGCGCCACGATCATGGCCACCGTGGGCAAGCCGCTCACCACCACCGGCCTGCTCGGCGACATGGCCATCGACACGCAAACGCTGGGCGACATCTACCTCAAGACCGGCTCGCTGAGCTGGGTGCTGCTGGGCTCCATGCGTGGCGGCAAAGGCGATAAGGGCGATAAGGGGGACCAGGGCGACAAAGGCGACCAGGGCCCCGAGGGCATCGGCAAGCCCGGTATCCAGGGCCCGAAAGGCAGCAGCGTGCTGCACTTCACCAACCGCAGTCCCAACGAGGAAGACGGCCTGCCCGGCGACACGGCCTTCGACCACACCACCCAGCAGGTGCTCGAAAAGGTAAAGGCCCGCTGGGTGCCGCGCGGCACCTTCGGCGGCGACGGCGCCGGGCTGACCTACTCCACGCTGGCCCCGGCCGGGCGTGTGCTCAACCCCAAGATAAATGCCCTGTGGCTGCAGAAAACCCTCGTCGGCACCGACACCGACAGCGGCGACGGCTCGCTCAGCGGCAGCGGTGGCGGTGGCGACGAGATGGAAGTAGTGGCAAAAAACTACCAGGTAATCCTGTGGCGCTACGACGGCACGGCTTGGATCAGCGAGTACACCTTCGGCGCCGGCAGCAGCGTTGCCACGCCGACCGACCCGACCTTCTCGGCCGACGAGCCGCCCATCGTGGCCAGCTTCGCCGCCGGCCACGGCCCGCTGGGTACCCTCACCAACGGCAAGAGCCTGATTCTGGCCTCACGCAAGGTAAGCGCCGTGCTGCGCGAGCTGGCCATCGAGAGCGTCTACCCGACCTACACGCCGGCCGGCGTGGCCATCAGCTTTGATGCGCCCGTAACGGGCGAAATCGGCGAGGGCGCCATCGTCACTGTAACCGGCGCCTTCGTGGCCGGCGACGCCGGCGCAGCCACGGCTATGCGCCTGTACCGAGGCAACAGCAGCCAGATTGGGGCAGCAGCGACCAGCTCCCCAATTACCCGCACGGCCGTCATCGTGCGCACGGTCTCCCCGATACCGGTGTGGGCCGTAGCCGACTACGCCGCCGGCGCGCGCAAGAACGTGCAGCCCGCCGGCACGCCCGACGACCGCCCAGCCCAGGTGCGCAATCCCAACGCGCCCCAGGCCGCCGAAATCGGCCTGCAGTCCCAGGTACTCTACCTCTACGGCAGCTACATGGTCTTCTGGGGGGCCTGCGCGGCCGCGCCAAACAACACGGCCACGGTACGGGCGCTCCCCGGCACGCAGCTGGCCAGCGCCGGCAACGGCTTCACGCTGAACACCGGCAGCACGGAGAAAATCTTTGCCTTCTGGCTGCCGGCCGGCAAGACGCTGGTCGGCATCAACGACCAGGACGCGCTCAATAAGGACGTAACGAGCGAGTACTCCAGTAGCGCGCTGAGCGTCGCCGACGCCGGCGGCACCGCCGTGGCGGGCACGCTGTGGGTGAAAACCCAGGCCGTGCCCTTTGCCAGCAACCACCGCCACAACGTAGTCATCGCTTAACCCATGGCCACTGATAACTCCCTCGAATTAGCTGAGGGCATCAAAACCACTAACCCTGCCCCAGCCGACTGGTACTACCGTCCCATTGGAACGGCAGGCTACGCCGACGTGGCGGCCGCCTGCGCCGCCGTGCCCGTGCCCGTGCGCATCGGCCGCACGGTCCTGATTGCCGGCCTGGGTGAGCACGCCTGGGGCTCCGACACAAGTAATGCCGGGCTGCTGCCCAAGGCTGGCGGTAGCGGCCCCGGCACCAGCTACACCTTGCCGCAGGCTTCCACGACCACGCTGGGCGGGGTAAAAAGCATGGGGGCCGGCCTTACGGGCAACGTAACCGTCAACTCCGACGGCTCCATGACCGCGCCGGCCGGGGATAGCGGCCCCGCCGTTACCATTGAGCAAAGCCTGGCCAGCGGCAGCACCACCGCCGTGCCGAGCACAGCGGCCGTGAAGGCCGCGACGGAGGCCCTGAGCGCGGCAATCGGCACCAAGGCCAGCAGCAGCGCCCTGGCCGCCAAAGCGGACCTGACAGCCGGCAAGGTGCCCTTGACTCAGCTCCCAGGGCCGGTAAACCGGCTCTGCTATAATTTCCCGCCCGGCCAGTCGACCACCTACGAAGTGCCGATTGTTTTCCTCGACCAGGCCGGCACGTACAACATTGAGCTGCAGACAAACGCTACTCCTTCCTCGACTCTGATTAACGGCACGCCCGTAGCGCCGCCGTATTCGGTCGTCGTGGGCGACGTGCTGGCCATCGTGGCCCAGACGCCGGCCGGGCTAAGTGGCTATATCATTTTGCGGACCGTGTAATGAGCAAGCTAACCTACTTGACGAACTACTACACGGCCATGGCGCAGCAGTACAGCGCTGCCTACGAAGCCTACCGGGACCGCGTAGTTGCCGCTGGCGGCACTATTTCGTCTTCCCAGAAGAGCCAGCAGATCCTGGACTGCCTGGCCAATCATGCGGACTACAATTTTGTGCAGTGGCTGGACTCCCGCGCCGGCATTAGCCCGAGTCATTGGTATTCCCCGATAGGCCCTGCCGCCGATGCGGTAAAGTCAGCCTACGGCGCTGCTATGAACGGAATCGACTCTATTCTAAATTCCCGGGTGATTGTGAACGGAGCTTATCACGCCGGGTCCACGCCGGAGTTAGCCACCTCCGACTCCTACACCTGGGGCATGCGCTATTACCGGGCTAGTACGGGCAACGACGGCTTTTTCTGGGGTAATCGCTACGGCTCAGATAGCGGGTGGAACTCCTTGGAGCGCACCCTTTGGCAATCCTATGCCTACGGGGACAATAAAGTCATTTCCCTTGCCCTGCCGCAAGACGTTTGGCAATGGGTGTGGTGCGTGAAATCTGGCGCTATCGTGCGAATCTTCGACCAGGCAAATGCGCAGCTCGGCCAGGTGGTATTGTATAGCCCTATCGTCGCCCTGCCGCTCGGCATCGGCGGCGGCACGGACTCCACGGGCATCAGCACCGGGCTGCGGTACCAGTCATTCATTCGCTGCGCCTCGGCCCTTACCGCCGCCCAACGGGCCATCATTCAGGCCATATAACGCGCCGCCGGCGGCGCGCTTAACGCCGGCATTCTGAGCCGCTCCCTCTACCTTACCAGAGGGCACTCTGCTAAACCGCCCCACACCCTGCACGCCATGCTTCATCCCTTCTACCCCTGGTGGGTTGTTTTGCTCACCAACTTCGCCTTCGCCGTGGTCCTGGCCCTGGGCATTCCCACGCTGCTGTTTCGCTTCGCCCGGGACCTATACTACCTGGAGAAGGTACGCTCCTGGCTTTACGGCTCGGCCGTGGTGGTGGGCAGCTACGGTCTGGCCTTCGCCATGGACACCTACAACCACTACACCAACGGCCTGCGCGACACCACCCTGCGCGACGCGGCCGCGGCGCTGTTTCTGGTCGTGTTTCTGGTGCAGGCCTTCCGCAAATACCGCTTCTTTACCCAGCTGCATCCGCAGAGCACGGTCGACGCGGCCAACCAGGCCCGCGCCCGGCTGCTCTCCCGCCTGCAGCTGCTCGACCAGCGCGGGCCCATTGCCCGTTTCGAGGTGCAAAACGGCCGCATCCTGTACGCCAACCCCGCCGCGGCCACTCTGTTCGGCTATGATAGCCCGGCCGCCCTGCAGGGAATGCAGGGCCTGGAGCTGGTGCACGAGGATGACCGGGAGAGGGCCGCTTATCAGCAGTTGCACCACCCGGCCGACCGCTACGAAGTGCGCGCCGTGACCAGTTACGGCCGCGTGCTCAGCATCGAGGTGACGCCGGGTTACGTGCCCGATGAGCCCGACGTGCGCATCTGCTGGGCCGTCGATGTAACCGATCACGTGGCCGAGCGGAACCGGCTTATTGCCCAGCGGCGCGACGATGTGCTGCAGCGCAACTACACGGAAGCCTCCGACCGGATCATCGCCAAGACTACTTGCTCCTCTGTGGCGCCCTGAAGCGGGGGGTCCGCTCGATATGAAAACCAAGTTTGATTTACTCCAGTGGGCGCTGGCTAACCTGCCCCTGGCCGTCGCGGCTCTGATTCTGGCCGGCGGCCTGGCCTATATTCTCAAATTCATCCTAGCTGACAACAAAGCCCTGCGCGCCGAGCGGGACTCGTTGCTGAAGGACCACGCCAAAGAAATCAAAGACCTGACCGTCACCCACGCGCTGGAAATCCAGGGCAAAACCCAGGAGCTGCAGCGGGTAGTGGACCGCTACCATGGCATGGCCGAGAAGAACATCACGGTCCTGGACTCGCTCGACCGCACCATCGACGACTGCAACGCTTTGCCTTATCTTAAAGAGGCCATTCCACCCATCCAAGCCGCTGTTGCCAGTATCGGCGCCGAGATGGGGCTCAAGCCGCACCAGATGCGCGGCTAATCGTCCTGACTCTATCACCTCCCCTCCCATGAGCGAGAAGCTCCCCACCGCGGCCTCCCAGGCCCACCCTGAGCTGGATACCAGCCAGCCCCTGCGGCGCAAAAAGCGCCTGCTCAAGCATTACGGCAACGTGCTGATCTTCCTGCTCAGCGTGCTGGCCTTTTTCGCCGTGCGGTGGTTTATCCGCACCTACATCACCAAGCGCGCCGGCGGCTACGACGACGGTACGCTCAACGCCTACGTGCTGGCCACGCTGAGCTTCTTCTACAACGCCGCCCAGGCCTGGCTCGCTTTCAAGATCAGCTGGCCGCGCCTGTACCGCTGGATCCGCAGCTGCGCCGAGCAGGAGCTGCTGGACTTCAAGTACGGCTACTATGACACTACCAACCCGAGAAGCACCCCGCTTGTCGCCCGCATCGCCCTGGAATACCGAAAGGCTAACTTCTACACGCTGTGCTTCAAATTCTGCGCGTCGCTCGCCATTTATGGCTTCTACTTCTACTTGCTGCACCACTTCACGCTCGGAGCGCTGGGGTTAATCCCGCACGAGGGAGCCGGGATTCTGCTGCGCTAGTCCTGCGCGCCCGCATCGAGCGGGTAGCGCTGAGCCAGGTGGGCGTGCGCGAGCACGGCTATAACGCCGGCGCCGACGTGGAGAAATACCAGACGTTCGGCGGCGGCCGCAAGGGCCAGGCCTGGTGCTCGTGGTTCGTGACCTGGGTGCTGCGCCAAGCCGGGCTGCTAACGCCCAAGTTCGGGCGGGCTCGGGACTGGTTCGATAAGCGCCACACGGTCTGGGCGGGCGGCCGCCAGATTGCCGGCCGCCCGCCCCCGCAGAAAGGGGACCTGGTGGGCTACACCTGGGGCAAGCCCCAGATTGCCCACGTGGGCATCCTGCTGCTCTGGGGCGTGAGCCCCATGGCCAAGACGGACGAGGGCAACACGTCCGGAGGAAAGCAGGAGCGCGACGGCGAGGGCGTATTCGTAAACTGGCGGCTTAAATCCCAGATCTCGGCCGTGGCCAACGTTGTCGATGACCCGAGCTACACCACCCCTAAACCTGTCCCTAAGTGAGTAAAATCATCTCCCTTCTCAACAACCCGATCACTGCCTGCGTGCTGATCGGGTTGTTTTGCTTTGCCGCCGGCTACTCGGCCGCCGAGCTGCGCCAGCGCGCGCACCAGGCTACGGTCCTGGTGCAGCAGCGCGACGAGTCCTACGAGGCCGGCCTGCGCTGGGCGCGGCTTCAGCGCCGGGGCGACTCGACCTACGCCCGCCTACTCGGCCGGGCCGACGAACAACGCCTTCAGCAAGACCTGCTCCGCCAGCATGATGACGCTCATAAAGCCCACCGGCCTGTTTCTGTTCCTTTTCAGCTGCCTGCTTTCCCTATCCCTAACCAGCCGAGGCCAAGTAGCGCCGGGCCAGCTACCCACTGAGCCGGTGCTGGCCCCGGCCGGCACCCGCCTGACGGCTCCGGCCGTCGTGTTTACCCCAGCCAGCTACGATCTGCTGCGTCAGGACTACCTCTGGCAGCAGCAGGCCCTGGAGCTGAAGGCGCAGCGCCTGCGCCAGGCCGCGGCCGCCGACTCGACCAGCCACCAACTGCTGGCCACCGGCGAGCACAACCTGGCCGAGGCGCAGGAGCGCATCCGGGCGCTGGAGCAGAGCGAGCGCACCTGGCAGCAGCGCTGCTCGATTGCTCAGGCGGCGCGGCGCCCTACCTGGTGGGCCGACGGCCGCCTCTACCTGGGCGGCGGGGTGGGCCTGGTGGCCGGCGCGGCCGGTCTTACTTACCTGTGGGTCCGCTACGCTCGCTAACTTCCCTGCTCCCCGGCCCTCGGGCCCGCTCCCCATCGCCTTTTCTATGATTTGCCACCCCCATGGGTACCACCCGCAACTTCGGCCAGATAGCCGGCGTGCATATCGGCACCAGCGCCCCCGATATCCTCACCATGCTCTGGCATAACCCCAGCGCCGGCCAGTCGGGCGCGTGGGCCTTCTACAATGCCAACAGCGCCACCTGGCAGCCCTTTGCCGGCGAGTACTCCGAGCTGGTAACCGAGGAGGCCGACCCAACCCTGTATCATAACCTGGGCATCAAGGTCCCGGGTACGGTGCTGGCCTACCACCCCACGACCGGCGACAGCATCGCGGTGAAGGTTTCGCGCTACTATGACCAGAACTCGCTGGGCGTGCTGATAGACAGCCTGCCGGCCCGGGTACTCGTGCGCCCCTAATCCGAGCCCGCGATGAGCACCTCCATCACCAACCGCACCACGCTGGCCGGCCAGACGCTGATTCTGCAGAGTGGCCCGATACCGGCCGTGCTGAGCCTGCAGCAGCTCAGCCCCGACGTGAGCACCGACCCGGCCGGCCAGGCCAGCTACGCGCTGCATTTTCGGCTAACCGGTTACGGCCTGGCCTGGCCGGCCAGCTGGACGACCTATTCGCCCGGCGCGCTGCAGGCCGCCAGCCAGCGGCACGCCGGGCGCATGCAGCACGTGCAGGTACGCTTCACCCACCAGGGTGCCGCCCACGAGCTGCGCGTGCTCGGCTTCGCCCTGCAGGGCCAGGCCGTACCCCAGGCCGAGCCCGCGCGGCAGAGCCAGCTGGGCAGCCACTACCTGGCCGCCGGCGTGTACGGCACCCACGAGCACGAAAACCTGGCCCTGGCCCTGCTGGCCAAGCTCTACCGCCCCGGCATCCTGCCCGAATTTATCGTGCGCGGAGAAGGGGAAGGCCCTGCCCCGGAAGCTATCGACGAAGACTTCCTCGACCTGTGGATGGCCTCCTGCCGGTTTTTTGCCCTGGTTATTCTGCACAGTCGCCGCCTGGGCAACCTGCCCCACGATCCGCAGCTGCTGCAGGCCTTCCTGCTGCAGCGCGGCTTCTACCTGCGCCCCGAGGCCAGCGGGCTCGACGTGGGCAGTCTGCGCGAGCTGCTGGTCGGCCAGGCCCAGGCCGCCGGCGAGCGGGGCACGGCTGCCGTGTTTGCCGACCAGGGCGAGTTTAGCCGCCTGATCAACCGTAGTGCCTACGCGCCCAAGCCAGCGCTGCAGGTGGCCTTCACGCCGGCGGACCGCCGTGGCTGGGTGCTGGGCCTGACCGGCCCGGGCTTTGCCGGCACGGCCGGCCAGCCGGCCACGGTGCTGCGCTACCAGCAGCGGGCCCTGGCCACGGCTATCCGGCTGCTGCTGCCCATCGCCAACCAGGCCACGGTGGTGCCCAGCAGCACGGCCATTGACCGCGGTACCGACCTGAGCCGTAACGGCCTGCTGCTACGCCCTACGGCCGACATGCCCGCCCAGCTCGGCGGCCTCGGCCGCCTGCCGGCAGAGGCCCGCCTCTACGCCCATGGGGGGGCGGGCCAGTCGGCCGGCATTCCCATCGATGCCGGCATCGACTACGAAATCCTGTGGCTGGTGCGCCAGGCCGACCCGCTGGCCATCACCCGCCTCACGTGCCACCTCTACAACGCCCACGGCTACCCGGCTCTGGGGCTGGACCACGATAGTGGCCAGCCGACCACGCTTGTCGTCGAGGGGCCCTTCAGCGCCGAGTTTACCTGGGTGCGGACCATTTTATGGAACTGCCGCCAGGCGCCGGCCACCGGCCCGCGCCAGCGCCACACCAACCTGGGCCATGGCCACCAGCTGCGCAGCACGGCCAGCGCGCAGCTCGTCGAGCCCGGGGCCTACGCCGAGCTGCCGGTCCTGGGGGAACTAGCGCCCGGCGGCGGCGAGGAGAGCTACCAGCGGCCGGCACTATTTATCGCCGACATTCAGGTGCGGCCGCTGGTGCACGGGGCCACGCTCTACCCCCAGGCTCCGACCGCGGCCCAGATCCGGTCGGGCTCCTCCCTGCCCTTCGACTCCACCACCGGTGCGCGGTCGCAGGGGTTTCTGGGCGCCGGGCCGACCTTAGAAGTATGGTACCGCAACCAAAACCCGGACCTCGCCCACGAGGACATCTACCGTATCGCCCGCCGGGACTTAACCCCGGCTGATTGCCACTTAGACCTCCATCCTGCTCAATGAGCCACCTGCACGCCTCCGAAAACCTACTGCTCACCCACCAGGAAGTCGCCCGCCTGGATCAGTTCGCCCAGACCGAGGGCATTGAGCTGAGCCGGCAGCTGCTCACCGGTAGCCCCGGCCTGATCATCAACACGGGCACCGAGTGGCTGGCCACCGTCGACAACCCGGTCGAGGGCACCATCCAGCTCAGCGCCGGCCAGGCCATCGACAACAGCGGCCGGCTGCTGCGCCAGGGCGCCCAGCGCGGCATCGTGCTGCCCCAGCCCGATACCTGGTACTGGCTCATGGCCAGCTACGCCACCAGCAGCCTGGAAGACGGGCTGCTCACCATCGGCGAGAATGGCCAGCTCACCGGCGACGGCGCCGCTCGCTTCACCCAGGTGCTGCGCGGCCTGCCCGGGGCCCCAACCCTGCTGCGGCTCACCAAGGCTGACGGTTCGGCCTGCCTCAACGGGGGCATCGATCACGAGGTGCAGCAGGTTCTCGACGACCAGCACGCCGTGCTCAGCACCGTGGGCCTGGTCGCCGAAACCGGTCTGCGCTACCAGGTGGTGGGCGCCTTCCTCAGCGGCTGGGAGCCCCACGTGCTCGATGAGATGATCTACCGCTACGACAGCTGCCAGCTGGAGCTGCTGGCTGAAGTCGTAGCGCCCTACCCGCCGGCATACTCCGCGGGCCACAACGGAGAAAACACCTACCTGCTGGCCCGGGTACGCCGCACCAGCGCCGGCGTGGATATCGAGGATAAGCGCGGCCGCCGCTGGCTGACCCGGGCCGAAACGGAGCTGGGCAGCCACCGCGTGGCCCAGACGGGCAACCCGCTACTGGGCCTGGAGCGGGTGTACTGGCCACTGGCCGGCACGCCGCGCAGCCACAGCATCGCCGTGGTCGGCTTCGGCCTGCGCGCCCAGGCCTGGAGCTTCGACGCCGCCCAGCGGCAGCTCACGCTCACCCAGGGCGCCGGCGGGCGCTACCGGAGCCTGAATGACGCCCAAGCCGGCGACTTCGTGGGCTGGTACGTAACGCGCGACCTGAAGCTGGACTACAATGCCGGTGGTGCCGAGCCGCGCTGGCGCATCACGGCCAGCAGCAAGCCCACTGGCAGCTCGCTGCGCCTGCAGCTGGAGGGCGCCGATCCGTTCGCGCTAACCGAAACCTGGCGCAACCTGCTGCTGGTCCCGGATTGCGAGCAGGTACACTTCAAAGTGGTACCGAGCCAGGACTGGGACGCGCAGTACGGTCCCAAGTTTCACGCCTTCCCGGCCCACCATGGCTCGGCCGAGATTGAGCTGCCCTGCGGGGGCCAGCCGGTAAACTACTTCGTCGAGGCCTGCACGGCCGTGGGCAAGGAGCGCACGACCTGGCGCCCGCTCGACCTGGCCCCGTTTTACCCCGAAAACCAGCACGACGGCGCCGGCAAGCTACTGCCTACGGCCGTGCTCGACACCGACACCGGCGACCGGGGCACCATCCGGGTCAGGCCCGCTCCGGACGGCTACCGCGGCCTGCTCGACCGGGTGGACCTGGGCGACGTGCCAGGCGTCGAGCACCGCCAGCTCAGCACGGCCGAGCAGGCCCTGCCCATCCGCGTGGGCAATCACCGCCAGCTGCAGATCATCAACGCCGGCATCGGCTTTACCCAGCACCAGTACCTGGACCTGCGCCCCGACCGCGCCGGCATCACCGGCGAGGGCGCCCCGCTGCTGGAGGGCAACGAGTTTAGCCTCTGGATCAACGGCGACGTGCAGCCCGGGGCCTATGACTTCAAAATCGTGGTTGGCTATAAAAACCCGGCCGACGTGGGCCAGGTATGCCACAGCTTCGACGAGCGCGATTTCTACGCCATGCGCACCGGCGGCATCTACGTGAGCTGCACCTACGGCGACGGCGGCTGGCAGGTGCTGCCTCACCGGCGCGTCGAGCTGCCCATTGCCACCGTGCTGCAGCTCAACCGGCTCGGCAACTACAACCCGCTGACCCGCTTTGGCGCCGACGGTAAGGGTACGCGCGAGTGGGCTGACTACGTGCTCATGGACGGCCGCAACGGCACCGATAACATGGGCGGCATGGTGGCCCTGGGCTACCAGGCCGACTCGCCAGCCACGCCAACCGATAGCCTGGGCGAGCGCACGGAGCTAGGCGTCGTATCCAACTACGGGGCCCTGGGCAACGTGGGCGGTAACAACGACGTGCAGCTGAGCATCGACGAGCTGCCCGCTCACGACCACACCATGGCCGAGGCCGGTGATCATAGCCATACCCAGGTTCCCAACGCCGACAGCACCGGCGCCGGCAACGATAACCTGCGCAACGCTACCCGCGGTGGCCAGATCGGCGCTGACAACCGGCTGCCCAACACGAGCACTGCCCCCGCCCACGTCCACGAAATCGACGCCACCGGGGGCGGCCAGTACCACGAAAACCGCCAACGCTACCGCGTGCTGGCCTACGTTCAACGCTACCGCTAATCTCCCACCCATCCCATGCGTCTCTACTTCACCGGCGCGCAGGCCTACCAGGCCGCGCAACCCCAGCCCGAGGCCGCCCTGGGCGGCTACCCTTCCAGCTCACTCGTGCCCAACGACGCGCTGGAGGCCGTGTTCGGCAGCGTGAGCCCCTACGCCCGGCAGAACCTGCAGCAGCAGGTGCGCTGCCTGGCCTTGCTAAATGAAACGCCGGCGCCCGTGGGCCAGCTGCGCCTGACTCTGGAGGAGCACCCCGAGCTGGCCGCGCTCCTCGGTGCGGACGGCCAGGCGCTGCTCGAGCTGGAAGTGGGCCTTGCCTTGCCCAACGTGGACGTCAACGGAAATCCTTATTTTGAGCAGATACCCGAAGGTAGCGCAGCGCCCTACTACGCCAGCTTCGGGGCCGACGTGCAACTGGCCACCCCACTGCAGCCTGGCCACTACGTGGCCGTGTGGCTGCGGCTGAAGCCGACCCGCCGGCCCGCCCCCACCGGCAGCAGCCACCTACCGGTACCCTTGTCACCTTCACCCGACTACTTCCCCCACCTGCTCCGCTTCAACTGGAGCTAATCATCGCCCTGAACTGCGCCGGCCTCCCCCATGCCGCCCGTATCGCCAACGCCCACATGAGCACCACCCCACACCCGACCCTGCTGGCCTCCCTGCCTGCTGAGGGCCTGATGACCTCCCGCAAAGAAACAGCGCTGCGCTACCTGCGCACGCTGGAAGCAGAGTATTTGACCTGCCAGCTGCGGGGCCTGATTTACACCCGCCCCAACGACCGCGCCTACTACCAGCGCGTGCTGGAGCAGAAGCAGGAGCGCATCGAGCGCATCGGCGTCCGCGAGAGCATCCAGACGCTATTTCAGGACCCCGCCGTGCGCACCCAGCACGAGGACCGGCTCTTCGGTCAGGGAGGCCTGCCCACCTTCCACTATAAGGACTACTCCGACGAGCAGAAATTCAAGGAGAGCGACCGGCGCAACTACTACCAGCCTGGCCGGACCGTGCGCCTGGCCGACGGCGGCCGGGGCCGCTGCGCCGGCCTCACCGATGACGGCCGCGTGCGCGTGCGCCTGGAGGGCCAGAGCCGCAAAACGCCCACCAAGGTGTTCACCACCGCGCAGGTAACGCGCATTTTCACCGCTCCAGTCCTCGACGCATGCCCTTCCACTACTACCGCTGCCCTGGCTGCGGCCGAATAAAGGAGGTGCACACCAGCGCTCCGCCCCAGGCCCACTACCCTGTTTGCGACGGCCGCGACGGCCGTCCCATGGTGCCCCAGCCCCAGGAGCCACGCACGCTGCCGGCGCCCATCCCCGTGGTAGGCAAGCGGCGGCCGCTGATTCTCTCCCTTCCGACTCTCTAAAATCGTCCCTCCCGTGATTTTCATTTCCCCCACCACCGGCCTGGAGCATGAGCATGCCCAGGTGAGCACCGTGTACCGCAACGGCGGCACGGTGTACCTCGACCGGTACCGCAACGAAATCGTCTGCCCCAGCTCCGGCCGCCCCCTGGTCCCCGCGCCGGCGCCGGCGCGGGACTGGAGCGACGGCGTGGCACCGGCCTTCGGCTCGATTGCCAGCATGAGCCCCAAGCAGCGCCAGCAGGCCATGCGCCAGCGCAGCTCGGCCCACTTCAACTCCCACATCAAGGAGAAAAAGGAGCACATGCAGCGCGAGTTCGTTAAAACTTCCCGCGAGAAATTCGGCCTGGCATGAGCACTACCACCATCACCTGGCAGCTGGAGCTGGTCGACAAGCTCAACGAGCTGGGCCTATCCGTACTGGCCATCGAGCAAAGCACCGGCACGGAGTACCTGGCCGTGAGCAACTGGGCGCCCCCGTCCCCGCAGATGAACACGCTGCAGATTACCGGCAAGCTGCTCGGCCAGAACCTGCACGCGCTGGTCGAGCGTGCCCGGGTAGGCGGCCCCTCCGCCATGACTGAAGTAGAGCAGCGCATTGCGGCCATTCCGCTCAAGCGCCGGCAGTACTCTCCTGATCACCGCTGGACTCTCTATGATGCCCACCCCGCCCAAAACCGCTACTAAGCGTCCCGCCAAGCGCAAGCCCGCCGCCAAGAAAGCGGCGGGCCTGGTCGCGCCCGGTACGCTGGAGCAGAGCCTGAGCCGCCTGCAGGAGCAGATCAGCCTGGCCAGCATCTACGTCGACAGCCAGGGGCGCGAGGTGAGCATGCCGGTAATCAACCAGAAAAAGAACCAGGGACAGCTGGCCGGCTACGGCCAGGACGAGCAGCTGCGCATCCGCGAGCAGCTGGCCACCTACAAGCGCCTGCAGGGTCAGGCTGGCCACATCAAGCGCCAGCTCAACAAAGTGGTTGGCGCCGACGGCAAGGTGCAGCACGTGCTCGATACACACCGGGGGCAGCTGCTCGAATGGTTTGCCCGCCACTACGACGTGCGCGAGGTGCACCGTCGGTGCATCGTGGATCTGGAGCTCGACGTGAGCTACGAGGTGCTGCGCAAGTGGCAGGCCCGCAACATCGAGAGCATTAAGCAGGGACAGTTTGCCGCCCGCCAGGACATCACCGACCTGCCCTTCGTGCACAAGCGCGTGCGCCTGCAGGAGCTGCACGATCACTACCTGCAGGCCAAGCAGCTCTACGACCAGACCAAGCGCGTGCCCGACCGCGACGCCTGCCTGCGCATCATGGAGCTAATCCGCAAGGAAGTGGAAGGCGACGTGCTCAACGTGCACGGCAAAATCGACATCGAGGCCAACATCACCGTGACCGTCGAGCAGCGCCTGCAGGCGGACCTGGTGAAGCAGCTACCCATGCAGGCGCTGATCCTGGCCAAGGTGGCCGCGGCCCGGGGCCTGGATCCCACCTGGCTGCTCACGCGCCTGCAGCAATCCTACTACAACCGCTTCAACGGCTGGGTCAGTGGCCAGCAGTCCGCCAACGGGCCGAGTGATGACTTTGTGTTCCCCTCCGAGCGCGGCTACGATTACAACCAGATCGAGCAGCTGCACCGCCAGCAGCAGCAGACTGGCCAAGGCCAGCCCCAGCAGCTGGCCGCCCCCACCACGCTCTCGGCCGAGCAGGCCAACGACGTGCAGCAGGCCCGGGCGCAGGCCTTGAGGCGGCTGGGCCTGGCCTAGCCGCACTTTATTTTTCGAGTCGGGAACAATTTGGCAACATCAATTTGCAAAGCTCGTTTCTTTGTCTTGTATTTGTATTAATACAAACCAACCAGACAATGGCAGGCACCCCTCTTTTTCCTGATAGTGGTGAGGTTTATAAACCTTCCGCCACTGAGCTCCACATCCGTACTGGGCACGTAAAGCTCACCGGTAAGCTCAAAAACAAGTACATCGACGTAGCCCTGGAAGTCAGGCCCGGCCTGGACACCATCAAAGGCGGATCGTACATCAGAAACGTCTGGAGCGGCCGAACGGCTGACCAGGAACTCACTGAAGCCTGGGAGAAAGCAGTCGGAATAGAACACCCGGCCGTCCCAGCCTCCGCAGCGGCATAGCGTAGCCGATGCGACAACCCAGCCAGAACCTCCCCACCCATATTCCTCGCTGCTGCTCCCCACTGCAGCGAAAGCAAGTACCAGGCACACCCCGGCGCCTGATGCTTGCGAAAGCCCCGCAACTCGTCCCAAATGAGGTTGCCGGATTTTCTATGCCCAGCCAGGCCCCAAAAGAAAGCCCCGTTATGCGCGCACATAACGAGGCTTCCAAGCATACCGACTTGGTGCAGGTCAGACCTCCTGCTACCAACCAGACGGTTCAAAGATAAGCGAAAATGAACGCTCCCCACATTGCGCCGGCCAACCCAGCCGAGGCAGCCCCCCCAGCTGCGCCTCTCATCGCTACGACCCCTCCTTCCCGTCCCACCAGCAAGGCCAAGGCCCACGACGCCCCCTTGATGGCAGCCCGGAAGGATCCTGCCCCTGGGAAGATGAGTTTTTTCCAACTGCACGAGCAGTTCTACACCCTCCACGAAGCCCGCTCCTTCACTACTGCCGAGCAAGCGCTCTTTAACTGGTGGCTCAACGTGTTTAATAAGAAACACTGGCCTGAGAGCATTCCCAGAGCCCTGACAGTAGTCAAGCAGGAAGTAGGCATGGACGAGAAGACCATTGCCCGCGCTATTTACGGCCTGGAGAAGCGCGGCCTGATGCGCTACGTTGCCGGCAACCGACGAGTAAACGCACTGTGGTATCTGAACTACGGGCCGGCCAAGGAGGTGGAGATGACCCGAACGGTTTCCGGCCTGAAAAAACCCGACGCTCCAATCATTCCGATTGATGACCGGAAATTCTCCGGTCATGATTTTGAGGGTGGCGTAGCAGATGACCGGAATTTCTCCGGTCATGGCTCAGCAGATACCCCCCAGGATGACCGGAATTTCTCCGGCCTTCAAATACTGCCCCTTGAAGATACCCCCCAAGATGACCGGAATTTTTCCGGTCATCTCCTTATAGGTAAAGACAAAGACGTTCTAGTACCTCAAGAGAAAGACGTAGACGATTTTTCTTTTGGGCCTGCGGCGCAAAAAAAAATAGAGCCTTCGGTATTGACGTTCTGCCGCCAGGCCCCCAGCCCCGCTCCCCCTACCCCCTCCCCCCTTCCCCCGGCCTTCCAACCAGGAGCGCCCGAAATGATCCAGCCCCAGCCGGCCAACTCGCCGGCCAAGCTGCTGGGCGCGCGCATCGCCGAGTTCTTCGACGTGACCGAGGCCGGCCAACCCATGCCGTGGCGGGATATCCTCTCGTTCTGTATCGACCGCGAAACAGAAGGCAAGCTGGAGTTGCTAACCCAGCAGTTTAACGCCTTCCAGGAGTACAAGACCCTTTCCGGCGAATTCCCAGGCTACTACAAGAACTACATCAACGCCGGCTCCGATCCCCAGTATGGAAGCTGGAACCGTCAGGTGTGGAGCCGCACGCTCGCCAACTACAAAGCCAACAAGCCAGGCCCCAAACCCACCCCACATGGCACCTCTTTCACAAATCGCCCAGCATCTGCCAAAGCCCAACAGCAGCGCGAACTCAGTAAGCCCAATGACGGTGGTTCGGCCGGCGGATGGTGAGGCGGACTCTCGCTTCGAGCTGACCCCCGAGGCGCAAACGCGCGGGCCTCTGGCCCTGATTGCGCTCAACTCGGAAATCGTCCTCTCCCCAGCCTACGAGAAGCTCATTACCGAGCGGGCTATTGCCAAGGCCCTCTTCGACGAGCGCGAAAAGCTGCGCGTGGAGCTGAATGAAAAACGTGCAGCGGAAAAAAGACGCCTAGCGGCTCTGCCACCGCAACCGCTGGACGCAAACCAGATCTGGGTTAAGGTGAAGCAGGAGGCCCACCTGCGGGACCCGATTCTCGGTTTGCGCGGCCCGGGCGTCTTTCAGATCGATGAGCAGGTGCGGCCGCTCTACTATGCCCTGTGCCTATACTTTGCCCGGGACGAACGCTTCGAAACGGAGGAGGGCTGCCTGCAGCTCAGCCCCGGCTACCGTAAGAACCCGAACAATCCGCTTAACCGGCTCAGCCTGAAAAAAGGCGTTATCGTCGCCGGCAACATCGGCGCCGGCAAATCCACTCTGATGCGCGTGTTCGAGCAGGCTAACCCGGCCGCCGGCATGAGCTTCAACTTCGCCAGCTACCAGCAGATAGAGCTGGAGCTTTTGGAGGCGGTAGCAAAGAAAACCGGCGCTAAAAAGGCCCTGAGTAAGTACTGCAAACGGCCGTACCTGATCGATGACCTGGGGCGTGAAAACCTGGGCCTGCACGAATACGGCATGCCCTTCGGCTTCGTGGAGCACATCATCGAGCAGCGCTATCACACGGGCACCCCCTTTCACCAGCTGCACTTTACCATGAACATCACCACGGACCAGATCCGGGCGCGCTACGATGCCCGCGTGTACAGCCGCATGGCCGAGATGTTCAACATCATCGAGTTCGACGTGGACGCGATGGACCGCCGCACGAACGTGCGCCCCAGTGACCTAAAACAAGATCAGCCAGAGGCTCTGTAACCCCGCGGGGCCCCTGACTGCCAGCATACCTAACCGTTTTCCTTTTTTTTCAACCCAGCCAACTTTTCCCCCTTATGCCCGCGCATCGACTTCCCCTAGATGATCGCCCCCGCCTGGTGCAAGCCCATTACCAGGTAATCGACGAACGAATCAAACGCCCAGGCAAGCAAGAGCTCAGCCTGCGCACCCACGCCACCGTGGAGCTGCTGGTGGCCTGCCTCGACGGCGCCGAAAAGCTGCTCGACGACTTAGGCGACCCCAAAGGCGAGCACCGCCTGAGCGTGGACCGCGAAATCAAACAGTCGGTAAACGACTTACGCGGCCGCGCCACCAAGCTCATGGAGCGCATGATGCAGCGCTTCGGCGGTCCGGACACGGACGCCATCACCCGCATGTCCCTGCTGCTGGTGCAGGCCGGCTTTAACCTCACCCAGCTGCACGACCAGAGCATCGCCGAGGACTGGCTGACCGACGGCGCCGAGCGAGCCGCCAAGATGCTGACGGTGCGCTACGGCGGCGTGCCCCGCCCCGACCGCGTGACCACGTGGCGCGAGGTGTTGCATGGGATGATGGCTCAGCCCGAGGCCGCTCTCGACCAGCCAGCCCAACTCTGGGGGCCAAACCAGAGCTTCTACCGCGTGGCCAGCATTGACATTCTCGGCGAGGACCACTATAATCCTGCCCACCAGGGCTGGCTGCCCGGCTCCGAGCTCACGGATGAGGAGAAGCAGGCCCCGGACGTGGCCCGGCTCAGCGCCGGCACGGTCCTGATGAGCCTGCAGCCCAGCGACACGCCCCTGCAGGCCGGCGAGCTGCTGCCCGACATTGCCCCGGAGCACCGCTCGCAGCTGGAGGGTGAGCAGCTGGCCGCCGCGCGCGACGTGCTGCGCCTGACCTACAGCCTCGACCCGGGTTACATGCCCATGATGCTGCCCCGGGCTGAGCAGGCCCTGGCCCGCGAAGGTGGCCACGCCCAAACGGTGGTCCGCGGGAGTGCCAGCAAGCAACCCCTGGACTACCTGATCAAGCCCCAGGAGCTGGCTATCCCCCAGGCGAAAATGGATGAGTTTATCCGGGTCTGGGAGCACTCGCAGCGGACGAACAGTCCGGGCCCAGCGCTGAGCATCGGCATGGACCTGGCCACTGGCACGGACATGAGCGTTCGGGCCCGCATGCACGGCGACCAGGTGCTGAGCTACGACCTGGTGCCGACGGTGGGGCCCGTGCGCGCCGGCGACGGCCGCCAGATTGAGCACATCCCGTCCGCTACGGGCACCCGCTACAACCTGCGCGTGCACCTGGACTTTGCCGATCCGCAGCCTGGTGAGGCTACACCGGTGGCCACCATCGAAGTGACCACCAAACGGGGCGTGCACCAGCAAATCGAGTACAAAGCAGATGCCTGGTTCTGGGTTCCGGGCGATGAAGCGGTCACCATTCGGGTGCAGGCAGAGGGGTACAAGATTCTGCGCAAAGTGGTCCTCGTGGGCACTGACCCCGGCACCACCAGCGAGCAAACCCTCACGCTGGAGCGCAAGAAATCCGCCAACCGCCGCCCGGCGGCCGCCGCCTAACGCGACCTGGTAGCTGGGGTGGCCACTGGGCGACATCGATGTCGCCCAGTGGCCACCTATTCCCTGGCCTTTTCTAGCTTTTCCTAGCCCCACCATCGCCATGAAACTCACTTCCAAGAAAGTAGAATACATTTTCCAGTACTGCCTGGCCACGAAAGCAGAGCTCGACACCCGGCCCACCGTGCTGGCTGAGGGCATTCTGTACAACCCCGTTTTTGATACCGAGCGCCTGGCCCAGCACCAGGTCGACATTCAGCAGCTGCTGCTGGAGCTGCCCGAGCTGTTCCGGGCCAGCCACATCACCCGTGGCGGCTCGTTTCTGCTCATGTGCGAGCGCGCCGACGGCGTGCACTGGGGCGAGCACCGCAACTGCGAGCAGCTGCTCACGCTGGGCGTGGCCACCAAGCAGGTGGAGTACCTGGCCCCGCGCGAAGTCTGGTACCGCATGCCCGGCGGCGTGCCCTATTTCAAGATCCTCGACGAACAATTCACCGCTGCTGCCCTATGAGCCCGAACGAAGCATTTGTACACCTGGTAGAGCTTCTCAAAACCAGCCGGGCCAGCGCTCTGCATGGCGACGGTATCGAGGCAGCTCACCGGCAGCTGATCATCGAGCTGGAGGAGATCCGGGATAACTGGCGCAGTACCCCCTACCCCATCAACGAGCATCAGGCCGTAGCTGCCCTAAAGCTCTGCGCGGACGTTCCCGGTCGGCCTGGCCTGCCGACCAAGCACATGCTGCTGCAGATTGGCATTCAGCACCTGGGCGAAGTGCTGCAGCAGCAAAAGAGGAGAATTCAGAACGCCCGGGCCTCCTTTCCTACCCGTCCGAAAGACCCGGTCCCCGTGGACCCACCGGCGCCGCGCCGCGGCAACAGCGTGCAGACCTACTCGGGCGTGCTCTTCGACATCGAGGAGCCCAACCCCGAGCGCGTGCACGTGCTCGACATTGCCCACGGCCTGGCCATGCAGTGCCGCTTCAACGGCGCCACCCGGCAGTTTTACTCGGTAGCCCAGCACTCGGTGCTGGTGAGCTACCTGGTAGCGCCGGAGCATGCGCTGCACGCGCTGCTCGACGACGCGCACGAGGCCTACCTGGGCGACCTGGTGACGCCGCTGCAGTGGACGCTCTCCGGTCCCGCGGGCTGGGGCACGGTGGAAACCCTGGGTCCCGAAGGCTTCCGTGAGCATTGGCCCCGGCTGAAGCGCAAAACCCAGCAGGACATCTATACCCGCCTGGGCCTGCAGCTGCCAGGCCCCCTGGCCCAGAAGGCTATCAAGGAAGCCGACGAGCTGGCCCTGCGCCACGAGGTGACCCACTGGCTGCGGGGCGGGGCGGCCGAGGCCTGGTGTGAACCGCTGCGCATCAAGGGAAATTCTCTGGTGGTGCCCAGTGATTACGACCCCAAGGAGCTGGATTATATCCACGAGGTAGTCGACTATGCCATGCCCTGCGACTACGCCAAAGGCCGTTTCCTGGCGCGGCTGGTGGAACTGGCCCCGGACGGCTCCGACGTAGCGCGCCTAGCCAGGCGCGCCAAGAAGCGTCGGGAGGAGGAGCTTGTTGAGCGCTGAGATGGAAGTACTCGACGACGTGGGGCGCGTGCTTCAGATCACGCGCCTGGGCCTGCTGGCTCCCAAGCCCAAGCCCAAGCCCCGGCCGCACGTGATGGCGTACTTCACCCAGCCGCCGGAGCGCCGGCGCGGGCTGCAGGTGGCCAGCTGGCGCGAAGAGCCCGAGATCGTCTGGCAGCGCCACCTGGTCGACTGGCGCCGGAGCCGGCGGGTGCCCAGCGGCATGCGCTCGCTGGTGATCAAATTCCGGCGCTCGCGCCAGACCGAGGATATGATGGAGGAGATGCTCGAAAGCCGCGGCATCTACTTCTTGGAAATCGTCGACCTGACCGGCCAGCTGCCCGGGCTCGAAGCCGAAGTATTTGCCACGGCCTTCACCCTGAACCTGGACCGGGGTACGCTGGAGCTGACTTACTACCACCCCGTGCCCCCGATTCCGGGCGATGATCCGGACTGGGAGCCGGTGAGGCCCTGACGAAACAAGACGAAACAAAAAGCCCCTACGGAGTCCGCAGGGGCTTTTTTTGTGGCGAAATAATTAATTGCCCGATTAGCTATATAATTACTTAGAGGTCGTATATTTGCCTTCAGCATACCCAGCCACTTTTAACCAACCCCAACGAGATGAGTAAACATTTCATTGCCGCCTTCAGGCTCGGCCCCGGTAAGGCCCGCGCCGTACTGACCATCAACACCGATGTGGAGCTCCCCGGCCGCACGGTGCACGCCTTTGAGGCCGCCCCAGCCTCTTTGGTGCCCTTCCTGCCGCTTGACGGCACGGACATCAACGAAACGAAGCACTACTCGCTCGACTTCGTACATCTGCCCGGCATGCTCGGTGAGCTGGCCGGCTTCCTGGTACCGCGCGTTGCGCAGCCGCTGACGCTATTTACCGAGCTCTCGGAAATCATGTCCCGCACCTATACCAAGGCTTGCGGCAATGCCTACGAAGACGACGGATGGTATCTGGCCGGCGCCGACCGCCTGCTGACCTGGATGCTCTCGGCCGACAACTACGGGCCGGCCGGCAGTAGCTGCCCGGCTACTGCCGGCGTGGGTAAATACCTGCTGGAGTTCCTGCACTCGCCCGCGAGCAAGGAGCTGCTGCAGCGTGCACACGCCCTGAAGATTGTGGAAGTGTTCACCGAGCAAAAGCATGGCTGTGTTGGCGCGCGCAACCTGACCCGCGCCATTATGGCCATGATCAGCGAGTACCAGCCCTGGGAGCGGATTGACCCCAAAACGCCCTATCCCCAGGTCGTGTACTGCAAGCCGCCGGAGCAAGGCCGCGGCAACCTGCGCCGGTTGGCCGAATACGCACTTTCCCGCATGCCCGAGGAAAAGCGGCCGGCCTACCTGGACGCCTTGGCCGAGCAGCTCATGCAGGGCCTGCGCACGCCGGAGCCGCTGCCCCACGCCTACCCGGCTACGCGCATCCGGGTGACGCTGCCCCAGGATGTTCTGGAAAAGGTCGCCGCCCGCTAAGTCCAGTACTCCAGCCTTACCACCCCACTGACCCCATGAATTCAGCCTCCCCCACTCCCCAGGGCATCTCGCTCGACGAGGAACGCACCCCGCTGCTGGTGCTGAGCCGCAGCATCGTGAAGGGTACCAAGAGCCTGCCCCAGCACTTGGATCCGGACCGGGCCCGCGAGCTGCTGCTCACCGTTGGCCAAGCACAAGGCCTGCTCCGCGATGCGGAGCAGGCCATCGGCCGGGCCGTATTCAGCAAAGGATCCTACCACGGGCTGAGCCTGCAGGACGCGCGGCCGCGCTTTATCGCCGGCGTGATTGTAACTGACTATACCAGCGACAGCTGCGGCAATCTGCAGATTGTCTTCAGCGACGTGGAGATCAAAACGCATCTGGGCCACACCACGCTGCCCCTGCTCAGTGCGCTGCACCGACTGCGGCCCTGGCCCCATGATCTACCCTACCCGGACCTGGGCAAGGACTTCGAGGAGCTCGACCTGACGCGCTACAATGACCCGGGCGCCCAGCTGCCAGCCGAGCAGCCCGCCCCTACCCCGGCCGTGGTACCGGGAAAGGAGCCCGCCGCTGGAAGCCTTCCCGCGGCTCCCTCCGCCACCCCGGCCCCAAATGGTAGCCCGGTCCTGCCGGATCCGCTGCAGGGCCGCGCCAGCACCCAGCGGCAGCGTGACACGGTCTATGCGCAGCTGCGCGACCCGTTCATTACCGACGCGGAGCGGGAGCTGTTTACGCCGCAGGTGCCGGCCCTGGACCGCGGCAAGACCAGCGAGCTGATCGACCAGCTCGGCGGCTGGATCCGCACCCGTAAAGCCAGCGGTCTGGCCCCCGAGCTCACGTACCATTTCTACTACCAGCGTGCGGCCATTGCCGGCACCTCGACCAAGCGGAAGGAGGAAATCCTGCAGGTAAAGACCTTTGCCGGCACGTGCCTGGCGCTGGCCAGTAAGCAGTTTGCCGACTACGTGCAGCAGACCTTCGACCAGGCCGAGCGCCTGGGCCTGGAGGGCGCCGCCCGGGTGCTGGCCATCAATGCCGTCCTGCTCAATACGGAAGACTGGTATAGCGGCGTTCCGGATGCCGACGCGCTGCAGGAGATTGAGCGGCGCGCCCGGGTAGGTGACCCGCCCCAACGGCCGCCGGGTGATTTGCTGCAAAACCAGAGCCTCTAACTGTACTAAACCCGGAAGCATACCCCGCCGCGTCTTGGGCGGGGTATATTTTATTGGCTAATTGGCTAATTAATTGCCAATTCCGTAGTATTGTCCAGCATAGCGCCTTTTTTCACTTTAACGCCACCAGACATGGCCCCACCAATCGCCCCTCCCGCTCCCCCAGTGAGCCGGGAACTCACCTTTTTTGACCGCACGCCGCCGACATCGAAGCACGTGCCCATGTTCACGATCAGCCGGTCCGGCATGCTGTTTTTCAACACCGGCACCGTGGAGCTGCTCGCCCTGGATCTGGGTAAGCCCGTGCAGCTGGTGCGCGACGAGGCCACCAAGCGCTGGTATGCCCACTTCGGCGACGTGGACGGCCGCAAGCCGGCGCGCCTGCGGACGGACGGCCGCAAGAAGGGCAACGGCCTGGGCTTTATGCACGCCGAGGCGGCGCGCGCCTTCCTGGCGCAATTCAACGTCCCGGTAACGCGCAAGTCGCTGGCCCTGCCGCTGAGCACTGTGCCGGCCGTGCTGCAGGGGCTGAGCCTCTACGGCATCGATACGGCCTCTCTGGGCCTGCCGCTGGCCCCAGTGATGCCGGCGGAATTCGAGTCAGCTGCACCAGCTGCCGGGGGCGAGCCCGAAGCTGCCGTGCTGGCGCCCCAGGAGCCGGCGGCCGCAGCAGTAGCCCTGCCCACTGAGCCCGAAGCGGAAGCCCCGCAGCCCCTGGTAGCCAAGGCGACCGAACCCGAACCCGTCGCGGAAACCCCGACCCCCGAGCCCTCCACGGTGGCCGTAATCATGCGCCTGGAGCCGGAGCAAGAGGCAAAGGCGACTGCAGAGCGGACGAGCGCGGAGATTATGGCTGACCGGATCCGGCAGGAATTTCCCACGGCGAACCTGGGGCAGCTGGCCGATGCGTTAGGCATTGAGGTGTCCACTCTGCGCCAGAAAGCCTCAAAGCTCGGCGTGTACCGCGCGCCATCGGCCCCGAAGATGCCAGCCGCCCGCACGGCCGACAAGGTGGCCAGCGTGCCGGCCCGCGTATCAGTGCCTAAGCCGGCGCCGGCGCCCGTATCGGTGCCCAAGCCGGACCCCGCCCCTACCCCGGCAGCTGCTGATCAGCAGCTGCCGGTGGCCCCTGAAAAACGCGCCCCCACCCAGGAGGAAGCCGAGTCACTGGCCCAGCACTGGTACGAGCGCGAGCTGAGCCTGGCCACCGAGAGGGAGCTGGCCGAGATTCTCGACGTGCTCGGCCGCAGAATGGCCAGCGATAGGAGCTTCTTTGAGGATAACGTGCTTGAGCGGGCCCAGAAGGATCAGCGCCGTCGGCTGCGCAAAGCGGCCTAAACGAAAAGTGCCCGCTACCTCCCCAGGCAGCGGGCACTTACATGGTGATTGGCGCGATCCATGTCCGGTACCACCCCTGGCCCGGTGCACTTATGTGGCTCCACGCCCGTGGAGCCTATGATCCTTCGCCATGACCCGGCCCCGCTTACGGGACCCAACCCAGCCAGGTTTTAAGTCATCAACCATTACAAAGGTAGTTCCCCATGATTAACTTTCAAGAGAACCCCACCCACATTTCGATTGCAGCGAACTGGTGGGCAATCCGTTTACGTACAATCGAGCCAATAGGGATGATTGAGTCTGGTCGGCATTCAGGCGTATTTGAGCACGAAGCCCTTGCCTTTCGCCGGGTTTTGGCAGAGATGCTCGACCAGGCCCTGACGCGCTCCACGGCCCGCCGGCTTTGTATCGGCCTGGACCAGGGCCCCGACGGGCTGCTGCTGCGCGCCCTGCATGAGGCGGGCTTGCCTTCGGATATGATCGGCTTCGACTTGCCGGAGAAAACCACGATGTGGGTGGCCTACGATGCGGTCGACGTGGCCCAGGGGGCCGGCGCTCGCAGCGAACGGATCTATTCCCTGCTTCCGGTCCACCAGGCATGTTAGGGCCCAACACGCTCCCACGCGGGGCCTACGTGGCGCTGGCCCGGCAGTTTGGGATGAGCACCACCGACGTGCGCAACTTTCTGGCCAGCGGCCGGGCGCCCAAGGCCTTGCAGGATGCCGCGGACCTGGTGCGCAAGGGCGCCGACGATAAGCGCCGGGTCACGGTCTTCCGCCGGCAGGTGCGCCTGGCCAGTGACGCGCAGCTGCTGGCCATGCTCGACGAGAACGACCAGGCCCGCCAGAGCTCCGGGCTGCTGCGCTACTTCAGTCAGATGGACCTGGTGGCCGGGGCGTTCGATCACTACTGTGGGGCGATGACGGCCAGCGTGGACAGCTTCGCCCAGGACCTGGGCAAGGCCTGGCAGTCCCCGGATCTGTTGCCGGCCGTGCGCACCTACGTCGTGCTTCAGCTGGAGCGTGCCTTCGAGCGCGACGACTTCGCCCGCAGCCTGCGCAAAAGTGATTCCGAAGGGGTGCTGCCGTTGGGCCACGATATGGACCGGCAGGCGTGGCAACGCCTGCTCGACATCATCCAAGCCAGTCCTACTTATCTTGCGGACAAAACGGGCTAAGCCCGTAAGCCCCGCATTACCCGTGATGCCTACTTACACCGCATTACGGATAATACGGGCAAGACCAGCATTACAGGCAAACACCGCAAAGCCCGTCAGACCAGCGTTGCGGTGTAATACCGCAAATACCGTAAACACCGCATTGCAGTGTTTACGGTATTTGCCCACAATACAAGTATAGACCGCATTACAGACAATGCGGGCTTAACCAGCAAACCCCACATACACCGCCATACCGGCAAAGCCAGCAAACACCGCATGACCACCAAACCCAGCAATACCCGCAAAGCGGGTAAAGCCAGCACGGCTGGCAAAGGGCGCGTTATCGCCCTGACCAATTTTAAAGGCGGCGTTGGGAAGACTTCCAGCGCCCTAAACATTTCCGCCGCTCTGGCGCACGCCGGCTACCGGGTGCTACTCGTGGACCTCGACGGCCAGGCGAATGCAACCACGGGCCTGTTTCGGGCCGGATTTGAGCGAAATACGGTAGGGGAGTGGCTGCTCGGAACCAGTGCCACCGCCGACGTGCTCCAAAAGCTGCCGGATCCCCAGGTGCCAGCAGGGGAGGAGCCCTTGTACCTGCACCTGATTCCTTCCTACCTGTACCTGGCCGACCACGAGCAGGAAATCCACCAGCTCGACGGCTTCCAACAGCTGCTGGCCGAGAAGCTCCAGCCCCTGCGCACGGACTACGACTACATCATTTTGGACTGCCCGCCCTCGGTCGGCGCCATCACCCAGATGGCTCTGGTAGCGGCCGATGCCTACGCCGTTCCCTGCCTGCCCGACAAATATTCCTTCGACGGCCTGCAGCTGGTGAAGCGTTTGGCGGACCGAATCCAGGTTGAGCTCAATCCCAAACTGAAGCTGGCGGGTATCTTTTTCACGCAGTACAACGCCAACAAGCGCCGGGAACTCGACCACTACATCGTCGGTACGGTGGAAGCCGTGTTTGGCGTGAAGGCCGTGTTGCCCTCGATTCGGGAAGACGTGACGGTGAAGGCCGCCCAGGTAAAAGGGGTGCTGGCCCTGCGTTACAAGGCCAGCTCCAATGCCGTGGCTGACTACAAGGTGCTCACCGAAGCTCTGGTCGCCGCCCTATGAAACCGTCCTCGCCAAAGAAGTCCAACTTCAGCCTGTCCGACCTGGTGCCGCCTACGCCGGCCGCCGCTCCAGCTCCAGCGCCCGAGCCCACGCCAGCTGCGGCACCCGCTCCGGTAAAGGCAGCCGCTGCTGCGCCCCGCAAGCCGGCCGCCCCGCGCAAGGCCACCACGCCGGTGCCCACGCCGGCAGCGGCCCAGCAGGAGCAGCCGGTGTACCTCAAGCATACCACTTACCTGACGCCGGAAATTCTGCGCATGCTCAAGCGCAAGGAGTACTACATGCCCGGCCGGCGCGGCAAACTGCTGCGCTACATCAACCAGGTGCTAGGGGATGCCCTGGCCAACGACCCCGACTGCAAGCGCCCTACACCCGACGAATAATAGCCCCATGATCCAGACCATCACCATCGGCGAGTACTACCAGCACGTGACCGAAGAAGACATGCTGCAGGACCGCGCGCGCCTGTTCCGCGTGCCAGGCCCCCTGGCCACAGAGCCCGGCGCCGTAAACCTGCTGCAGAACGAAATCACCATCGACGCGCGGCACTGGGAGTCCTTGGTTGAAAAGATGGGACTGGGCGAGCTGTTCTTCGACCCGGGCTACGGCCTGCTCTGCGCGGCAGGGCAGGCCGTGGACCTGCGTGCTGAGCACCAGGCGCAGCTCAACCTGGCCTGGGTGAAAGCCCGCGCCGACCTGCCGGCCGAGCCCATGGCTTACCTGGTCTGGCTGAAGCACTGGGTGGAATGGGCGCTGCTCAACTGCGCCCGCCCCGTTATTTCTAATCGCTAATTACCCCCGTTTTCATGCCCGCCCTTGAAACGCTGGAGCAGCTTTTTCAGCAGCTCGATCTTATTCCGGCCGAGCGCCGGAGCCGCACGCCCGCCTTTTACCTGAGTGAGCTCAGCTGCGGCCCCATCGTGGCCCTGCAGGAGCTCGACGAGCCCCGGGCGCTGCTGGTGGCCACCGATGCCGGCACCGACTCGGTCGTGCTGCCGGCCGGCATGCCCATGCTCCAGATACTGCAGGCTGGTTTCGAGCCGGCGCCAGCGGAGCCCGAGCCCTTGATGCACATGCCCGAGGCCTACCGCATGACGCAGGAGTTCCTGGATACCAACGAGCGCAAGCTGCGCGGCTACGTGCCGCCGCGGATGATCACCCAGGCCGGCGACCCGGGCGGCGTGTTCGTGCTGCCGCGCCAGGGCCTCAAATCCGGCTTTTTCTTCATGGTCATTGCCGACAACGGCCAGCAGGCCCGGCGTAGGGGAGAGGCCCCCACCACCTACTGGGAGCACGTGAGCGTGCGCCCCTTCGACGCCGGCCTGCAGCGCACGCCCACGTGGGAGGAGATGTGCTACGTGAAAAACCTGTTCTGGCCCAAGCAGGCGGCCGTCGTGCAGTTTCACCCGGCCGAGCAGGACTACGTGAACGCGCACCCGCACTGCCTGCACCTGTGGCGGCCGCTGGCCGTGGGCTTTCCCCAGCCTGATCCGACCCTGGTAGGCCCGCGCTGAGCATGGAGGTGCTACCTGAGCCGCCTCCGGAATGGCCGGAAACTGAGCTCTACATCATCGCAATGCCGTGGGGCCCGGACGGTCCCGCCACGTGGGCCGTTCGGCCCGTGGTACCAGCTCCTGACGAGAAGCGCTAACCCCAGCGCCGTTTTTTCTTAAAAAATCCACCCCACCGGCGCCCGCCCCAGGTGCCGCCCCTAAACGCCCCCGGACCACAGCCATGGCCGATTTAACCACGATTGAATGGACGGCAACGCGCCGCCCCGACGGTACCGTACTGCCAGGATATAGCTTTAATCCCTGGAGAGGATGCCAGAAAGTCTCCCCCGGCTGCAAATTCTGCTATGCCGAAGTGCAGAGTAAGCGCAACCCCAGCGTCCTCGGAGAGTGGGGGCCGGGCAGCGCCCGGGTGATAGCCGCTCACAAGTACTGGCTCAAGCCCGAGCGCTGGAACGCCGAAGCCCAGGTGGCCGGTATCCGCCGCAAGGTGTTTTGCGCCTCCATTGCCGACGTGTTCGAAGACCGCCCCGATCTGCACGCCCCGCGCCTGCAGCTCTTCGATCTGGTCCGCCGCACGCCCTGGCTCGACTGGCTATTCGTTACCAAGCGCCCCGAGAACATCCTGCCCGCCCTCGACCACGCCATCGAGGCGGTCGGGGCCGAGATGGTCAGCACCGAGCTAGGATCCTGGCTGCTGAGCTGGCGCCGCGGCTGCCCGCCCACCAACCTCTGGCTGGGCACCAGCGTGGAGAATCAGGATATGGCCAACGAGCGCATCCCGCAGCTGCTGGCCGTGCCGGCCGCCATCCGCTTCCTGAGCTGCGAGCCGCTGCTCGGGCCGGTCGACCTGCCGCTGGCGTACTGCAACAACTGCTTTGCCTTCACCAAGACCCGGGAGGTGAATAGCGGCAAGGATTGGGGCTGCGCGAGCTGCGGCACCTACAAGGGCTCGTACAAGGGCCGCGCCTGGAAGCCGCCGACAAAGCATTGCGGCATCGACTGGGTAATCGTCGGTGGCGAGTCCGGGGCCCACGCGCGGCCGATGCACCCGGCGTGGGCTCGTAGCCTGCGCGAGCAGTGCCAGGCGGCTGGGGTAGCCTATTTCTTCAAGCAATGGGGGGAGTGGGGGCCCGCGGCCTACAACTCGGAATGTATGACCCGCCGGCTCTGCGCCAACTGGGTGGGGGTAGATGTTGCCGGCGTGGGGCTGCCCTCGTTTCGGGATGATGCCGGCGAGGGAGGGGGGTGGTTTATCCAGGCCGGCTCCGGTGGCTCCACCGTGCTGGCTCGATATGGCAAGCACGCGGCCGGCCGGCTGCTCGACGGCCGCGAGTACAACCAGACGCCCGAAAGTCCCATGGAGAGCGAGAAAGGGGAGGAGCGGCCTACTGGTCGCTGCAGCAGCTGCGGGTGCACCGAGCTGGACTGCTCCGGCTGCGTGGAGCGAACGGATGAGCCCTGCAGTTGGGCAGGCCCGAACCTGTGCTCCGCCTGCGTGCCAAAACCACCGAAGCGGCGCCGAAATAATTTATTGGCCAGTTAGCTATATAATTACTTAGACAGGCTTATATTTGATGCAGCATCCAGCCAGGTGCTTCAACCAACGCCCATGTACCCATTCTTATTGCCGGCAGCAGCGCCCCACTGCCTGCCGGCGCGCCGGCACTCTATGGCCCCTTCGGGTCGTGCCGGCGCCTTGCGCGTTGCCTCCTGGCTGTTCTCTGCCGGTGCCTTTCGACCAGGTGCCGAGTACCCGACTCCCAACCAGCACGCGCCATGCCCCACAACGTTACCATCAGCTTCGAAGCGCTCCAGGCGCTGATCGTGGCCTCGGCTGAAGCCGTGGGCACGCTCCGTAGTCTGGGCAAGAACCCTGCGCTCAGCGCGGGCCAGCAGCAGACTGTGCTTAATGCTTCGCACCGCCTCGACCAGGCCACCGGCACGCTGGTGGGGGAGGTGGACGACTCTAACATCGCCTCCAGCTCTGCTCTATGCCCAGCGCCAACCCTTTAGACTGGCCGAGCTTCTACCCGCGCACGGCCCAGCGCAAGGCAGCTTCCTTTCGGTGCACCTTCGGCCAGGCCATCGGCGGCGTGCACAAGGAGCTCAAGGCCCTGGGCGCCGGCGGCATCGTGATCAGCACCAACCTGCCGCTGAAGGCCGACGGCATGCCCTACGCCTCGGCCAGCCGGGTGAAGCTCCCGGATCCGGCCGTCGCCGTGTACTTCACGCCCTGGAAGGGGAGGCCCTCGGTGGTTGCCT